CAGGTGTCTACTTTTTGGCGGTAAAAACGAGTAAAGGGAGATACTGTTTAAGAAGCTGTGGTATTTGTGATGTAAAGCGGAAATTGCTGTTTAGATAAAGATTATTTTTGGATTAAACAGAAAAAAACGTAGAACCCAAAAACAGGTATTTTGAAATTATTTTTTTCCTGCGTTATGCGTAATAGCCAAAAATTTCTGTAACAATTGCCTTTTTTTTTGAAGAAGGGCCATAGTGGCCCATCGAGCGTTACAAAAACGTAACACTTTTGTTACAAAACGGCCAAAAATGTTACAAAAACGAGGTGTTTTTGTAACATTTTCACTACAAAAAAATAAATATGAGGTGTTTTGTTCGTTTTTGCATAAAATAGTTATAATATTGCCAAACAATTAGCGGTACATGGAAAGGTTAAAACAAATCAAAAGTATAGTAAATGACTTCGGTATATCATTGTCGATTATGTCGAAAGGTATTGATATGAATATTTCTTCATTCAAGGCTAGGTGGTACGATAGAGTCCAGCCTTATGAGTTTTCGGAATCAGAAATTACAGGCATGGCTAATTTTTTGAAGGAAACTATAGGTTCAAGAATCAATAATTTATGATAAATGACGGAAATCCAAAAAGCCCTTACGTCATTAGTAAACGAAGGGCTGTGCGTAATACCTACGAAGGATGATAAAACTCCTAAGTTTAAATATGGTCACATTGATTCTCCGCTACCGATATTAACGGTTTTTGACGAGTACCAAAGGACTGGCGCAGATAGTTTTGGACTTTTGTGTGGTCGGGCAAGCGGCGGATTAATAGGAATAGATGTTGATACGAAGTTTAAGCCTGGATTTTGGGAAGAATTTTGGGAAGATTTGAATACTTTCTACCCTGAAATAATCAAAAAATGCAGGATTGAAAGAAGTAAAAGTGGCGGGGCTCATATATTATATAGGGTTATAGCCGACATAGGAAGTTGCAATCTGGCCCACAGACCAAAGACGGATAGCGAAATATTGGAAAATCCTAAGTCTAAAGATAGGTTTCAATGTTTTTTAGAGCTGAAAGGAAAGGGGATGTTAATACATTCGTATCCTTCAGTTGGCTACAAAAGGGTTAGTGGTGACGTTGGAACACTTTCGATAGAGGAACACGAACAACTGATTATTCTTTGCAGGACGTACGATTCTAAGCCGGAGGAAAAACCGCTGGAGTTTAAAATGTCCAGTAAATCTTCCGAAAGGTACGATTTAAAACCTTACGAAGATTACAATAATTCAGATGAAGCTTCGGCCATACTTTTAAATCTTGGGTGGGAGTTTTTATCTTCGGTTGGAAATAAAGATAGGTATAAAAAACCTGGGCGCAAAGGTAGGGTTGTTGATGCCATATTCGATAGGGATACAAGGATCTATAGAATATTTTCTACTAAGTGTGATTTTCAAAAACTTGTCTATAGGCCGTCATCACTTATATGCGAGGTTAACTTTGGAGGTAGTTGGGAATCTGCTACGTCTTGGTTTGAGGCCAAAGGATATGGAAAGCTACGCAGGGGCATCGAGAAGCAAATTATTTTTAACTGCTCTAGGTCGAAAACTCCACTTCCGCAGAATATATCTAAAGATGGTAGGGCTGAATACGAACAGGAGATAGAGAAAATAGGCGAACAGTACCCATTTGGTATCTTTTGGGCCGAGGATAATACTATATCTAGGGAGGATTTGTACAAAGTATCTTTCAAAGTTGGGTTCCGGTTGCTAAAATATAACCTTGTATATATAGAAGGTCATATAATAAAGAAGGTAAGTAAGAAGTTTTACATAGATAAGATGAAGTCTTACATAAAAGAAGATGTTGAACAACACAAAAAGCTGTACAATAATTACGAATCTTTTATGCAAAGTTCCGGAGATTTTACTATGGAAAGGCTTGAGGAACTAGATTTAACAAGTATTCTTAGATCCACAAACAAGATATCTTACAAATTCTACCGAAATTGCTACGTTGAAATCACAGAAAACAGTGTATCTGAAATTTCTTATGAAAATTTTGACAAATTAATTTTTGAAGAGGACATAAGAAATCGTGATTTTAGGAAAACTAAGCTAGGAATTGGCCTGTATCATGAGTTTATCTCTAACGCAATTGGATGGAGTGAATATGTACAGAATTGTATTGGCTTCTATTCTCACGAGTACAAAGATACGAACTCTTACATGATTATCGCCTCGGAGATTTCTGACAGCGGTAAGGGTGGTGGTAATGGTAAGAATATTTTCTGGAGTTTGTTTAAGGAAATCACTACTTATACATCTGTAAATGGTGCCACCGCACCTAAGGATGATAGTTTATTGCAGTCTTGGGATGGCGAAAAGATATTTATCCTTGCCGACTTACCCAGGGGATATGGACTAGAATGGATGAAAGAGATCATCAATGACGGTGCTATAGTGAAAAAACTCTTTAAGGATAAGTACAGAGTTCCGGTTGAGGATATGTGTAAGTTTGGTGCTTCTACGAATTATACATATGATGACAGTGACGGTGGTGTTGATAGAAGGGCAAGGATGCTTGAATTTACCAACTTTTACAAGGATAACGGTGGTGTGGATTCGTATCATGGCGACAAAAGGTTCCCGAAAGACTGGGACGAGGACGAATTTTCGTACTTTGACAATACGATAATTAGCTGCATACAAGTGCATCTAAAGAATAAGGGCAAAATTGAAAAAAATAAAACATCTACTGGTAGCTTTAATAAGCAGTTTGACTTTAAGTATCCGAATTTAAGACAGTTTATAGAGGATAATATTGAAAGATATTTGGGTTCTGTAAATATCGGTAACGACGATTTAAGAAAAGGTCTTAGGGATTATTATGACGAAACAGATACGCCTGTGAAATTTAGGGTTAGTCTTGGTAAGTTATCTAAAGCCCTTACTGATTATTGCGCTAACATTGGAGTAACAGTAGAAGATTGCGTTTTTAGATTAGGAAGCTCGATTAGAGGTAAGAAATTTACAAAAAAGGGATACGAAGCCCCTGAAGTTTCGGAAGATTTACCATTTTAAAATAAAATTTATTATGATTATTCTGTTAACGACTTGGTTTGTTTTTGGTTTTATATACACTTGCGCCCTTATGGCGGTAAGTTTAGACGATGTTGCCACTCATATATATCTTACTGAGAAATCAGTAGAAAAACTTGAGATATACTTTCGTATAGTAGTTATGTTTTTGAGTCTGATTGTAGTTTCTCCATTTATTTTTGTTGTTGATGAATTTTTGGAAGCGTGATAACTGGATATAAAATAAACGAACAGGAGTTTGTTATAATTGATGTTCCGATTGAAGCTAAAGTTTTTGAAACTAATTCAAATAACTTGATTTGGAACACAGATTATGATGCTGGAAGTTTGGAGTTACCGGCAGGAGAGTACGAAATTTTGTTCATAGCAGAGGATGCCACTATTGATCATCTTGAACATTCCAAAGTGCCATTTAATATATTTTCTAATATGGTAAAATTTATAAAATCAAAAAAGATTTCTTGTATTAAGAAGCATTTGATACTTAAAAAATTGGACTAATGGTAAAGTATTACACATTAAAAACAGGAGAAGAAGAGTATATTATATCAGAAATTCCAGCTGAATGCAGAGAAATTTCTTTATCAAGTAGGCCATGTGGTAATGTTTTGTTATTTACAAATTGGCCTGAAAAGATAGAAGAGTTAAAACTACCTCCATGAAGATACGCTATTTATTCTGTGGCTGAGCATTGCGAAGAAGGATTGTTTTTTAAAGATATTATCAAAACAAATTTTAAAGATACTACTAATAGACATATTATACTTAAAAAATTGAACTAATGGAAATAATAGACATAACAAACGAACTACCAGAAGATTTCAAAAGCTGGTTTGAACTTTATAAATACGCTAAATATATACTTCGTACAGAGTCTATCGGTATTTTTAAATTATCTTTAGATAAAGAAAATGTACGAAAAATATACACTATACATCCTGAATTTTTAAAAGCAAAATGTTTTGATGAGATAATGGATAATGTATCTTTTGATCATAAAGATATTAAAGTATTAAAATTTTCTACTTTTGGTTATGGTGGCAATTTTAATGAGAATGAAAAGGAAAGCATAGGCAGCATTTTTAAACTTTTACATTCATTAGTATGACAAATAGAGATAAATGGACAATGCTAATATTGTCAGTTTCTGTATTGGTATTATCCATATCTAGCAATAGAAAATGGAAACACATAGAAATGCTTGAAAAACACCAGTTACATCAAGATTCGGTAACAATCAAGTGTTTGAAAAACGACATAATTATGTTGGATATGTTTAATGCACACTTGCGGATAGAAATTGTTAAGTTAAAATCAGATAGTATTCATGCACGAAGATAAAACACCAACACCGTTAACTCATGATGATCCTCAATATCTAAAAGGACTCGGAACTCCTATGCCACTCCACAGCCACAGCGAGTACATGGCAGCCAGAAAAGTAGCAGATGAAATAATAAGAAGATGGTATGTAGGACGTGAACCATCAGCATCAGATCAAGCCGAACTTGAACATTTACAAGTTAGGATATCAAATTATGAAAAACAACGTACATAAATGATAGTATTATTTTTAATGACCGTACACATAATATTAGCCGTAGTAAGTTACAGGCTAAATAGAAATATTATTAAAAAGTCATATTTAAAAGACAGATTTACCTATACGTGGGAAGATGTATTTTTCATAGGATCGATGTCGTTTGTGGCACCAATTTTATCTGTAGCAATAATTTACTTTAGCCACACCGATTCTGAACCTCCTAAGTATTTATAACATGAAAACAGCAATACAGCAAGCAATCGAAGCTTGCGACGAACTAGCGGCAAAATCAGAACACGCATCGCTGTGTGTAAAGATTATGAAAGAGTTTCTGATTAAAGAAAGGATATCTATAGAACGTGCTTATGGTTCTGGATTTAATCAAGGATTGATATCTGTATTTCGACAAACAGATTATAAAAATACATCAGATTATTACGAAAAAACATTTGAACAATGAGTTATTTTAAATTACAAACAAGCAGTGGCGACCTATCTATGTGCATGGTTAACATTGATGACGAGGAAAGGAAAAAAGGTTTATGGAAAGCCTTAGATATCGTTATTGGAAAGATAGATGGAATGAAGAGTTCTGGAGTTGATATTGCCAAATATACAATAGAACGCTATCAGCGTTATCTACAGTTATTTTATGCTGGGTCGTGTGATTGTATTTTTGTTGCAAAACCATATTTAAGGTTTGCCTGTTTTTATGTTAATAGTGTGTGGCATTGTTATGAAATATCTGTTGCTTATGGTATGGATAATGGGCGTTATTGTAGCGAGTTTCCTAGAGGAAAGTTACTGTTTAAGATTCCTGGACAAAAACTCATTGAAGAATCAGAAATTCCTTTTGATAATAGATAATATCTTAAAATAACTATGGAACTAAATAAAGAACAATCAGAATTTTTTGAATTAGCCAAATCAGGTGCTAATATATATCTTTCAGGTAAAGCCGGAACAGGAAAATCTTTCGTGATAAGGAAAATTATAGAGTACTTTCAAGAGATTAGCGCAACTTTTGTAGCTGTTGCACCAACCGGAATAGCAGCAAACAACATAGGAGGGGCAACGATACACTCAACTTTCTTGATTAAACCTTTTGGGGTTTCGTCTTTTGAAAATTGTACAAGATGTAACAGTAAAAAAAGAGAGATGTTTAAGTCTATCGAAACAATAATAATAGATGAAGTGTCAATGCTTAGGCCGGATACTTTAGATGCTATACATTGGACTCTACAAAAAAACGGAGTAAAAGGAGGATTAACTTCTAAGCAAGTTATTTTTGTTGGTGATACGAAACAGTTACCTATAATTGTTGACGATAATACAAAGTCTGTTATGTACGAAACGTATAAAGGCGAATCGTTTATGGACGCTTTGGTTTATCAGGAGTTGGGAGTGAAAGAAATTAATCTATCTGAAATACTAAGACAAAACGATCAAGATTTTATTAACGCCTTAAACGTGATAAGAGATGGTGGTAAGTCTGAATATTTCAGGCAGTTTGTGAGTAATGAATCTATAGGTATAGTTATAGCCCCACATAACGATACGGTAGAACAATACAACGAAGTAGGATTAAGATCTCAAGAAGGTGAATTGATAGAACTTTTTGCTGAAATTTCAGGTAACGCCAAACCTGATGAGTTTAATTTAGATCCATTAATACGAGTTAAAAATGGATGTAAAATAATGTATCTTGCAAATAAAAAAAATTCTGGTTTAATAAATGGCACACTCGGAGTATTTGTTGTTGAAGGTGGAATTTATTTTATAGAAACAGAAAATGGCCGTTTTGTTTTAGAGCAAAAAAGATTCGAAAAAGTAAAATACGAGTGGGATTCTGTGAAAAAAAAGATGGAGTTAATAACTGTAGGATCTATAGTACAGTATCCTTTCAGATTAGCGTATGCTCTTTCTATACACAAATCTCAAGGTTTAACCTTCGATAAACTAACAATAGATTTAAGAAGGTCGTGTTTTGCAAAAGGGCAGCTTTATGTTGCGTTATCAAGAGTTAAGTCACCGGAAGGTTTAAGGATAATTTGTTAATAATCAATAATAGTAAATTTGTTAATAAACTTAAAATAGAATCATGCAATTAGAACTTTTTAAAAACGAAAGTACGCAAAAGAACATCAAATTTGAAATAGGTTTTCACCGATCAGTAGCTGTAGAGTTTCGGTATAACGGATATAGAGTAAGCGAAAGTCATTTTAATAAACTAAAATCATCAGAAGGAGGAAGAGTTTTACTTTATAAAATATTCTAAAATAGATTTATGTCAACACACGCAGGATTGGATAAGCTGCTAAATCCAAAAAAGAAAGCAGTAAAGATTAAAATACAATCAAATGCTCAATTAGAGTTTTTGATTCCTAAAGGAAGGATAAAGGAGTTTGTAAAACAGGCTGTATCTGAGCTAAAGACACTTCTGATAGTTCCTCTTGATATCAAGTATTGGTATCCGAGAAGAGGCGAGGAAGGATTTGGTAAAGCAAGAGTAACAATATTTCTTTATCTAAAAGATAGGCACCCTCAAACATTGGAAAAATTAGATTACGAATAATAATAAAATAAATTTGTTAGGTACGAGTTTTGGCTCGTACCTTTGTTATAATATAGCGAACTATGGCAACCGAAAGACATAAACTAACAGAGGTGATGGTAGCTGGTAAAGATCCAGCTAGAGTTTTCGCTCAAACTGCAAAGTTTGATATAGAGTTATTTCAGGATATCCTGAAGGATTTAATGACTGGCCAGTATGGCAGCTTAAAAAGAATATGCGAAAGAAAAGATATCCACGTAACTACATTCTATAATTGGATTCATGTTGATCCGGATTTGATGGAGGCGTATAAGGTTGCTAGAAAATTTCAGGCGCACATCCTTGTGGATGACGCAATGGAAGATGCTAATGAAGAGATAGACGGCAGAAGTACAGCCCACGCCATGATGGCTAAACTTAAAGTTGATACCAAAATGAAGGTAGCCGGAATGTTCAATCGTGAATGGTACGGTAACAAGACTGAAGAGATTAGTACTGTAGCCGTTAAACATGAGATGACGGAGGACCAGTTCATTAAAATACGTCAGGCTATGCTTGAAAAAAAGAAGGCAGACAATACAGGTATTGAGGATGCTAAAATTGTAGAATAATGCCCCTAACCGTAAACAAAGATGGAATTTTAGTAACAGATTCAGGTAAGTTTAAAATCATACCTGGATCTGAGTGGGCATTGCTTAAAGATGTTATTCACGACGAAGATAGTCCAGATAGTCCAGAGTTTGACGTTTGGGTTGAAAACGACGTGATAGATCTCTATAGGCAAAACTCGTGCATCTTTGTTAACGATGCATTTATAGAACTTTGGGATAAAACCACCGGTATAATGTTCTTAGCCGGTGGATATGGTAGTTCTAAAACTACATATGTAATCACAAGGTTACTTGTTAAGTGTATCGAAAATAAACAATTTAAGTGTTTTTATGGCCGTCAGAAAAAAACAGAGGCAAGAGAACTTCATGATAATATCGTCAGGGAAATAATAAGAAACGGATGGGAAGACGACTTTGATTTTTCAATGAAAGATACCGGAACTACCGGTATAACATACATTCCTAACGGAAACTGTTTTAAACTTTTTGGTTGCGATGACGAAGATTCTTTGAAGGGTATAGATAACCCTACCGATATATTTATTGACGAAATTAATCAGCTTACCTTCACTGCGTTTGGTAGGCTTGTTTCTCGATTAAGAACACCAGGTGTTGATTTGCAACTTGTTGGCTGTTTTAATAATTGTGACGTTTACGAGGACCATTGGATATATAAATACATATATTCCGGTGAAGATTCTAAAGATGCTAACGAGGTTCGTGTACAAAAGGCGTTAAAGAAAAAGAAGATAGTAAAACATCATTCGATTTACACAGACAATAAGTTTGTAAATCCTGATAACTATAGGGCTGCACTGGAGATTAATGCTGGTGGTGATCTTGTAAAAATAGGTCAATACATAAATGGTGATTGGGGTGTTAAGTTGTCTAAGCAGCCATATTACAAGCAGTTCAAGGCACTAACTCACGTTTCTGAGGATATATATTACGATCCAAATTTACCTTTACATATATCATTTGACAAAAATAAGCAGCCGTATTTCCCTTGTTTGATTGCTCAATTAAACGGTGGCGATATAAATCTAATTGACGAAATAGCCGCTACTAATCCAAACAATACAACTGATTGGATATGTGCCGAGTTTGCAAGAAGATACGAAAATCACAAATCTGGACTTTACATATATGGTGATGCAACATCTGCTATAGGTGATGTTACTCATGAAAAGGGTGAAAATATGTACACGATAATTGCTTCTAATCTAAAGCAGTTCCATCCTGAGATACGTGTAGATAATAAAAATCCAAATAATAAAGACAGAGGTAACTTTATTAATCTTGTTTTTAAATCGAATTACGGTGGCCTTGACGTTAAGGTACACCCTGATTGTGTTCACATGATTTCTGACTTTACCAATTGCGAAGAGGCCCCTGATGGTAAAGGTAAGGATAAGAAAACATCAATGGTTAATGGCGTAAAGGGAGTTCAAAGATATGGCCACTTCGGTGATGCATTTGATTATCTAATATGTTCAGCGCACTCTGATGTTTACGAAAAATGGCGTGCTGGAGATATTACTTATGATACAGTTTCAGGTGGCAGAACTATCAGGAATGGAATTTCGGCAGCAATGAAAGAAGTTGTTAAGGAGATTGCGCCTAAGCCTACACTAAGTAAGAGGTTAATAATAGATCAGTACGGGATAAGAGAGGTTGATGAAAAAATAAAAAGAGGTAAAATAATAAAAGATAGGTTCGGGATAAGAGAGGTTGAGGATGATTATGAAGCAGATGAAATTGTTTATGTTAGAGTATCTAGGAATAGAATGAATTAGCAAAAAATAAATATGCTAAAATAAGCCCTGTTATTTTGGAAAGTACTTACATTTGCTTATATGGTTACTCGGCCTACGTTCGTCCCTTACCTACGTTTACAGGACTACTTAACGACTATACAAACAGGGCAACTTTCACAGCAGATCCTCGATCCACTAAGGGCCGGAGGTATGCAGTTGATTGATGCAGAGTCGTGGGCGATAGGTAAAGTTGTGGAACACATCGAGCAACAGTATGATGTATATTTCGAGATTACTGAAACTAAACCATACGATTTTACAAAAAAATACTACGCAGGATCAAGAGTTACTTTAGATTTTCCAGCATGGATACCAGGAACTGGCGGAAGCGAAGGAGATGTAATTTATCTTATTGGTAATTGTGTTATATACGAAAAGGTAGCTTATATATGTATCTACGAAAATTCAGATTCAACATTCAAGCCATACAACTGGCAAAGAATGGGGATGCAGTATGATATATATTATATAGATTTCCCTTATCCTATATTTAGACAGCAGCCACAACAGCAAAAAGGATCTTATCGTCAAGGCGTTTACTCTAATGGTTCAGCAAAGATACCTAAGAGTAAGGTTTGGTGGGATAATAAAACTTACGAGTGTCTCGTATCTACAGCCGTTTATGGCGACCAGTACAATATCCAGTTTTCTCAATTTGACGATATACCAAAACCAAATGTCTTTCCAAACGATTTACAATCAGGCAGTCAATACTGGAAAGATAACGGTGAATATTCTTTTGTAGGACAATACCCAAATCAATATACTGGAGATCAGCAAAACCTAAGTGAAGGTATGCCTGCCGATTATGATCCTAGTAAACCTGTTTGGATTCTTGGTGATAATAGAAATCCAATTATAAAAGAAATACTTGTTTCTTTATCATTGTGGTTGCTTCATTCAAGAATATCACCTACTAACATCCCTGAACTTAGAGAGCGAAATAAAAATTCAGCTATAGAGAATCTAAGAGCCTATAAAAAGGGAACTTTAAATCTAAGCATGGAGCCATTGCAGCCGGAACAAGGATCTGATATACAATGGGGATCTAAACCAAAATACTCAAACAGATACTAAAATGACTATAATAGATCTTTTATGTTACGTTTTGATATTCTTAATTTTTTGCCATTACTCTACTAAGATATTTGAGTGGTGGTCAGTTAGGAATAAAAAAGAAACAAATCTGGCCGAATTTATGGCTGACCTTTATAAACTTCAGGATAAGTGGAGCAGAAAAGGCGAGTTTCATTTCTGTAAGGCGATCGAGTTGATAAAAAACGCAGCCGCCCCTGACGAGCAAGAGGCAGAGCAGCCAACTGATGAAGGTAGAAGGATGGTTCGTGCCATGAAGGAACAAATTGCAGAAGAGATTATACAAGACTATAAATAATGAACAAACTTTCTTTATCTTCTTTAAGCAGAAATATAGCAACTCCAAGCTACGGTTTAAATCCTGCTGGATTGTATAGGAGAGATGCGTCGTATAATCATATAAGTGATTACATTACTCCTGCTCAGTTTGAAAGGTGGGCTCATGATGTTTCATCGTGGAGGGCTGCGATAAGAGAAGCTGAATGGGCTTATTACCCACAAAGGGTAAAGATGATGAGGATGTACATCGATACTGTAGAAAACATCGAAGTAAAAGCTGTTCTCGATAGACTGTACGAAATTTGCCTACAAAGAGATATTTCAATATATCAAATGAAGGGTGGCGAGATAATAGAATCTAAAGACTTGTCACAACAACTAGAATCTCAAAGATGGTTTCGTGACTATAGAAAAATGGTCTTAGATGCTATGCTTTGGGGTTTTACTCTTATTGAACTTGGTGATATTGTTGAAGATTCTTTTCCTAATATAACATTTACTAGAAGGCAAAATTTAAGGCCGGATGGTAACGGCGAAGGTGCTGTATTGACATCAATGATTTACGGAATAGACGGATTGCGTGTTGAAAGTGATCCGTTAATTGCTATGTGTAATCATTGGATAAATACTCCTTCTAATATAGGCGTTAGTAGATGTGGATACGGATTGCTTTATAATATAGCTTACAATGAAATCCATTTAAGACATATCATAGAGTGGAATGTTGACTACATCGAAATGTATGGCCAGCCAACAAGAGTTGGTAAAACTACAAAAACCGGTGCAGCTAGAAAAAAATTCGAGCAATTTCTAAGGAACGCAGGTCAGGATGCTTACATTGTTTTGGACAATCAAGATAGTGTTGAATTTGTAGATGGTAAAGGTGCAGGTACTGCTTGGAAATGTTACGAAAATCTTGAAAATAGATTAAAGGCTGGTATATCAAAAGTAGTACTTGGTCACGAAGATGCAATATCAGCAACAGCCGGTAAGTTAGGTGGTCAGCAAGCTGCATCAAAAGATGGTTTCCACGAAAGTCTTATCGAACAAGCTATTGGTAGCAAGCAGGTTTATTACGGAAACTTCGAGTGTTCTAAGATAAATGAAGTTTTTGCACCTAAGATGAGGGCTCTTGGCAAATATGTTGGCTCTAAAAAGATAGCAAACTTTATACCTGACGGATACTTTTATGGATTAAAGAACGACAGGGAAGAAGATTATGTATCTAGAAGATTGAATTCTAAAAGAGTTACAATATCAACTTATGTTAAAAGCATGAATGATGCTGGTTGGGATATAGATAAAGATCAACTTTCAGCTTTGTTTGGAATGAAACTTACCGCATCTGTTCCTGAAAGAAAACTTACAGAGTTCAAGACTACGGAGGCTACTATACATAAACCAGATGATGACGGAACACCATTTGATGGTTATAAGAAACTCGTTAAGCCTACAGAAGAACCTGCTAAAGATAAGAAAATAAAAAATTCACTTGCTAAAGATATTTTAAATGGAATTTAAACCATCAGAAGAAATAGTAAAAATAATTTTAGATAGACTTAGAAACGAACTTCAAGCCAGTTTCCACTATCAGTACTTATCTAACTGGTGCGATTCTGCAGGATTTGATGGTTTTGCCAAATTCTATAAGCAAGAATCTGATCACGAAATTTCACATGCTAGAGTACTTCAGTCTTATCTTAATGGATGGGGTGTTCAGTATAATATACCTGCTATATCAAATACTACTTCTGTTTCATCCTTGATGGACTCTATCGAACAGTCAAGGGAAATTGAACAATCTCTATATGTCGCATACAATAACGACTGTTTATTCTTAGTAAATAAGGATTTTTCAGCATTAAGTTTATTTGTAAAAATGGTTGATATACAAAAAGAAGCTGTCTTTGAGTATAATACTCTTTTAGAAAAATGCAGAAACAGCAGAGATCTTTTCCTTTTCGATAAAGAAGTTTTCGACAATGAGTAAATTAGGCTTTGATAAATTAATAAAAAATCTCCCCGTAATAAAGAGGAGATTTCTTATTAATGGAATAAAGCTGGCCCAAAAGGAAATGAAAAAAAACTTTGATGGCGAGGTTAATTCCGAATCAGGCGAAATGTGGGAAGATGTAAAAAGACCAGTACCTCCTAAGATTCTAATAGAAACGGGATCTATGAAGTCTGAAACGCAAAACAATCAACCTGCAATTTCAGAAAACAAAGCCGTACTAACGATAGATCCAATGGACTCCAGAGGTAGAAGTTATGCAGCTTATCACCAGGAACATCCATCTAAAGGTAGAAATATTCAAAGGGAATTTGTAACTCAGTCAATGTCGTTAGATAGGGAACAGTTGCAGGAACTTAAAGATCAAGTAGAAAAGTTTTTATAAAAAATAAAATTAAACACATGAACAATTTTAAAGTAGGAGATGTTTTATATTTGAAATCAGACAACTCAAGATGTGTAGTCTGCTGCGAGAATCCTTTCAAAGTAATGTTTGAAAAGTCTACTCTTTGCGACTGGATACCTAAAGAGTGTTTTTCTACAGAAAAGTTCAATGAAAAAATATCTTACGAGATTGAACTTAAAGATTTAGTATCGGAAGGACTTTCTAATATTTTAAATAAAGTTAACAGAGATGTACTTATTCAAAGTATAAAAGAATCTGAAACTGAGGATAACTTTTCGTTTTCAGAAAAGCCAAATGGTGATATGTCTGTAACTATAAAAACTCAGGAGTCGGTAGAGAAACTTTCAGATATTACTGCTACTCTTTCAGAAGTAAAATCAAACCAAAAAACAATTATCGTTGTAAGAGTGGATAATAATGTTACTAATGAAAGACTAAATGAAATCTCTGAAATGGCAAAATTTATATCAAATTCAGACGTTATTGTTTTCAGAGATGCACCTGATTTTGAATTACAATTTATGGACATATATCTATAATGGCCTCACGAACAGCTAAAATATACACCGACCTATTAGATATTGTAAAGTCAATACCTAACATCTATGACCAAAACAGGCCATCGGATTATCCTTTCTTTGTTTATTGCAATGTTTGGGATGACCAGATAGACGAATCTATACTTTCTGAAAATTACGCATTTAACTATCCTGCTTGTTTCATAGAGGTTGATTTAGGTGAAGGTGTGCAGTGGATGGCTGGAATGTCGTCTTATCCTGATACTATAATTTCGTTCCATATAGTTGGTTATTTACTAGACGGAGGAAATGATAATATGGAGCAAAACTTGCCGATTTTTGAAATAAAAGATTTGATTAAATCAAAGATTTTAGGAAAGAATCCGTCACACTGCTCTTCTTTACAGGTATGTGCAGATAAACAAGACTTTAAGCATAAAGGAGTTTATAAGTATGTTTTATCTTTCAGAACAAACTTTATAGACAAAGCTGGTTCTGATTACGATCCTCTAGGTAGAGATCAGAAGTTTGGATACATAACAGACGGTACAATGAATTTAAATTCATTTAAGTTATGGGAGGCTGGTAATGATTATACATCAGGACTTAATGCCATTTCTTACAGAGGTTCAATTTACCTTTGCGTTATCTCTAATTCTGACGACACTTTTGATGAAGGCAAATGGGAGTTAATACCTATTTGGCAACCTAAAAATTCATATATCGTAAATGACTTAGCAGCGTTTGGATCTTCAATTTACGAATGCTCTACTGATAATTCAGACGAAGTTTTCAATCCAGCTAATTGGAATAAAATTTATCCATTATAATATGGCAAGGACTGTATCACAAATAAAAGAAAACTTAAAGGATGCTTTAGTGGCAGCAGCCGCTACTGTTGGTCTAGTTATAGATCCTGCTATATGGAGTAAGTCTGATTATAAGGATTTGTTCTGTGAAATAATTGCATCTCAGCAAGCTATAGAAGAGCAGTTGTATGATGATTTCGTTCAGACTAGCGAGTTGTTAATATCTAAGGCTGCTCCGCAAACTTCTGTTTGGTTAAGAGATAGGATGATTAACTTGTTCGAGTATGATTCAACTAACGCTCCTATTGTTCGTTTGAAGATACCTGAATTGTATCCTTATTACGAATCTCCTGTTCCTGCTTATAGAGTTGTTAAATATTGTTCTGTAACATCAGGCGTGGCCGGAACTGTAGATATAAAAATAGCTGGCGATAATGGAGTTCCGTATAAGTTGTCTGCGCCTGTTGTTTTTGCTGCACAATCATTTATTAACATAATAACACAGGATGGTATAAATTACAACGTAGCCTCTTACGATCCTGATTATTTGTATTGTGGGGCAACGATATACTACAATGGAATTTATTCTGCTGTAATATCTACTAACGTAAAACTTGCAATTTCTAATTATTTAAAATCTATACCTTTTAATGGTCAAGTTTCGTTGGACGATTTGATTTTGATAATAAAGGCTGTTCAAGGAGTTACTAGGGTTATCTTAAATAATGTTTACACTCGTAGGAATACAGTTCCTTTTGGATATGGCACTACTATGGTTGCTGGAAACACTTGGATAAACGATATATATCAGACTTATGCTGGTTATATTTTTCCTGACGTTTCACCTAATGATATGGACTCTTCTTTGACTTTTATTTCTGTATAATGATAATAAATCAAGAAAATATAGCTTTAAACATCTTACCTCCATCTAAGAGAGTAAATGTAGTAACTGGCTCTGTTCTTAACAAATGGATAGGATGGATAAAAGGTATTGCATCTCAGATGGTTTGGCTCCATACTATTTTCTCTGATTATACAGAAGGTTCTGATTATCCTTATTGGGTTGCTGGAACTTATAACAAAGGCGACAGGGTTAATTCAATCTATGGTGCTTACGAGTGCTTAGAAGATGGTAACTCAAATATACCAACAGGTGAAGGATGGATGAGGTTAACTCCTTCTATAATTGGATCATCTGAAAGATTGCTTTATACTGGTATGCGTATAAAGTTAGAATATGCTTTAAATAAGGTCTTTAGTAATGAATTGGCATTAAATGGCTATTCCGGTTTTAAACAGCCAGTAACCTATTCAGGAACAGGCCAGCTCCCACTTTCCGACATATATATTACCACCAGTCTGCCTGTTTACGTTTCCTTTGCATTTAGCAACGCAACGCAATCTCTAGGAGGTATAAGTCAAGTATCTTTAACTAATGGTATATGTAATAGTACAATAAACACAATAGCATCTTCTTATGTATTTATAATACACATTCCTTCATCTGTTTATTCTTTAATAGGATCTGAGGCTGAAAATATAATAAGAGGCTTTGTAGATAAGTATGTTATGGCTGGGATACAATATTCAATAACTCAATATTAATAATAATGAAAAAATTAGACGTATCAGCTTGCACGTCAAGCAACATACTTTTTACAAAATCTGGAACATTTGAGTTTTTGCAGTTAGCTTTCAGAGAGATAGGTGACGCTGCGTTTAAGTCACTAATAGGATCAGATTACGATCCAACTAAAATGTACAGATTAGTTGGTGCTGAATTAACATCAACCGGAGCAGATGATTACACTGTTTCGGAAGGTTATGTTTTTCACAATGGAGAGATTTATAAAGTAAATGCTATAGGTGGATCTGGGGTTAATCTATCTGGAAGATATACATATTTAGTTCCTGTAAGAACTCAATATAATATATACGCAGATCCTACAGATTTTTCTGATGGCGTACAAAGGGATGTTCATAACATCTACGAAATGGAATTTACGAACAGTGACGATCCTTTGAATAGGAATGATGTTGTTGATTTCATTTTGATAAATCCGAGAGTTGAAAGTAGGGTTTTTGCAGATCCACTTGAAACTGTTTACATGGATAGGAATAGGACTTATTTCTTTACTGGATATGAAGATCCTTTAGGTGGTGCGCATCATTATACAATAGGAAGTCCAGTTGGAGGATCTTTAGTTGTAGGCAGTGAGATTAATATTTATACTCCAGTTTCTACTTTAGATTATCCGGTTTTAGATACTCCTGCAAACTCTGTTATACTTCAATTGAACGCAACTCCTAGTTTTACTCCATCTGGTAATTTGTTAATAAAGATAAAGTATATAGGAAACGACGGTACAGATAATTATTTTACTCTTGAAATGTATAAACTCTAATGGATATAGACCAATACAAAAAAAGACGACTAGTATCGTATCCGACAGAAACAATAATGAACAAAATCCACGAGCATGTGGATAGTAAAAATAAAGAGTGTGATAAAAAAGAATATTCAGCATCTCAATTTGTTGTTGACGCTGTAAAGTTCTACTTTAAACACTTAGAAAAAAAATAAAAAAGGTGGCACACAAATTTGTGCCTCCTTTTTTTTTGCCCCACCTTTGTTATATGAATTATTGCATTGACTCAGACAATCAATTTCCCATCTTTCAAATAAATGAAAAGATAGGAATTGACGAGGATACAAAGTCTGGAATTGATGGCAGTATTTTTTCAAAAGAGTTCTTTCAAATAGATGGCAAAAAACCTTCGCTGATAACTTACTACACAAATAGTACAGGCGGTGATGTTCAGGACGGCATATCGATGTTTACATCAATAATAAATGCTAAGTCTAAAACGAAATCGGTAATATCAGGTTTTTGCTACTCAACTGCCGGATGGTTAGCTTTGGCTGCTGACGAGGTTGTGATGTATAATCACTCTCATTGGATGGCGCACATGCCAGTTTCTGAAAATGAAACTAAGATGCTTAAAGCTGCTAGAAGCATGATAGCTACTGTTATATCTGAAAAGTCAGGTAGAAACAATAAGCCTAAAAAAACTAAGCAGCAAATACTCGACATGATGGAAAGTACAACCTACATGTACGCTGATGAAATGAAAGAGCAAGGGTTAATAAACGACATATTAGATTCTAACAATCAAAGAATACTCAATGTTGTTTCCGTAGATAAAGAATACCTTAAACAACAAAAGATTCTTAATTCCTTATTAATAAAAACAGAAAAAAATATAGTTATGCCGGATAATTTTTCAGCTAAGATACTAAACAGATTGAATCTTGCAACTGGTTCTGACGAATCAGATGTACTTTCAAAAATAGCTAAGATAGAAAACAGGGCCAACGACCTCGCAGAGGATCTCAAGATTTCAAATGAGAAGTTGAAATCTTCTGGCGAAACTTTCAATGCTTTGAAAGATGATTTTTCTAAAATCGAAAACTCGCTAAAGCAAAAAGAAACTGAACTATCCGAAATTAAAGAAAAACTAAGAATCCTTAACGAAGAAAAGGTTTCACTGGAGTCTAAAGTAATCGAAAACGAAAGGATTGCTAACGAACAGAAAGCTACGATACAGCGTTCTGCTTCCGAAGTTATCATTAACGGATTTATTGCATCCGGTAAGATTAAAGATGAAGTAGCTTCAGTATGGATTGAAAAACATATAGAAGATCCTATTGGTATTGAGAAGATATTGAACTTCCAGCCAGTATCATTAAAGGTTCCGTCGCCGATAGATCCTAAGCAAAAAATTGACAATCTCGGCCTGCCGCTTGAAGCATCAATTTCTGACTTTATGGAATTGAACAGGAAAAAAAGAGAAAATAAAATATAAGATAACATTGTATCATCTACAAAAAACACCCGCTATAACACAGCGGGGTTTTTGGATAAAAAACTTTCAAAATGCTTCTGATACTTGACGATTCATTTAGCGGGCAATATAGCCCTTACTTAATCAAGCGGGCTATGTTCCAAATGGATACTCTTCAAAAGGGTTTAGTTTGGTTGAAGTCTGATATAACAAAAATTTATCACATCGACAGGATGGACTTGCAAAACCCATTGAGTGTTTATCAGGATACTCCAGTTGACTCTGGTTTGAATCCTATAACAATTGATGGAAGGATACTGATCCCTCAGCCAGTTCAGGCGGTAAAGTATGTTAATCCTCAGGATTTAACGACAAGTCAACTTGGCCTACTTTTGGCTCAGGCTATCCAATCAAGGATTATTCCAAACGAAATAGCCGCTCAAATATTCAGTTTGATACTGTCAAGGGCTGGCGAGCAGTTTGAGTTGATGGCATGGCAGGGTTCTGTTGCGTATCGTGGCCATTATGTAGAAACCGATGCTCTTTATCAATTACAGTTTTTTGATGGCTACATCACTAAATGCGTAAGTGATCCTCTTGTTAAAAAAGTTTCGGGTGCAGTTGCCTTAACAGCGAGCAATACAACTCAGGCACTTGACGCATTGATGGATTTGATTCTTGGGGTGAATCATGGAGCGTTACTATCCGACAAAGATAGTTTTGAGGATATGAAGTTCATGATGGGCCCTAAAGCGTATCTTTACTATCTTACTCAGCTTGGTGCAGGTTTTGACTTTAAGGGTGCAACTTTGGCGCAAGCGATACCGGATCGTTGGAAAGGCTACAGGATAGAAAGATGCTCAGGTATGCCTGACAACACTATCATGTTCGCCAGGGCATCTGACAATATGGAGAAATCAAATCTTTGGATGGGTTGCAACTCAGAAAAAGATTGGGAATTGAGGATTGACCGTATCCAGCCGCTTTCTGATACTTATGGTATAGTAGGCAAGTGGAAATGGGATGTAAACTATGGTTACTCTGACGAGATAGCCATCTACACAACCTTAACACCAGAATCATTTATACCTGCAGAATCAGGTGAATAATTTCGTTGTTCAAAATCTGCCCCGCTCTAGTAGCGGGGTTTGATGATAAAAAAACTTAAAACTTAAAAAAATTTTATGAAACAAATCTCTTTCTTTCTTGTTTTCGCACTGCTTTTTTGCTTATCAGGATTTTCACAAGGAACATATCCAGGCCGGCCACAGTTCGGAACTGCACCAAACCAAAATCAAACAGGTGCTACTCTAACGTATGCCAAAGCTAATATAGCTGATACTGCTGGAGCAACTCCTGATACGATAACAATCATACCAGCATCGTATGATAAGACTTATGTTCTTACTCTTACCGATAGCTGCGTTATAGCAATAAAAAATACCGGCACATCCTGGTCGTACAGTACATTGAATCTAATTATAGAAAACACTTCTGGTTCAAGTCACTGGGTTAAACTTCTTGGATACTCCGGACTCGCTACACAATGGGTATTAGCAAGCGCACAATCCACTAAGATTTCGCCAAATTCCGGCAACAGATGTTTTATATCTTTTATCTGTGACGGTACGGCCTGGGTTCAAAAAACAACACTGATTACACAGTAAAAAGCCAACTTTGATTTTTTTACAAAACCCGCTATAACACAGCGGGTTTTGATAGATAGAACAACTTAAAAGTTTAAAATTATGAGGCCAATATCAAAATCTCTTCAGGAAACTCTTTTAATGCATCCTGAGCACAAGAAAGTTTACTTCGATATAATGGGTAATTTCTACTTCAATGCTTTTCTTTTGAAAAAAAGCAAAGACGATACAGATCCACCTGAACTTTATGGTGCTGGAATACATTCACATCGTGAAGTAATTGACTCTGTTTTCAATGTAGACAAAAGGACTACGCAGATTGCAAAGGGTGATCCTTTGACTAAAATCGTAGAAATTCTTACAAGGAAAGAGGTTCTGGATGCAAATCCAAAAGTTGAAGGAAACAATATTGCACAGCAGCTTGCTCTACTTAGTGATAACGACAAAGCAACAGCGTTGGCTCAACTTGGCCTTACGCCTGAGGTTATAGATGCTTTAAAGAAATTTAAAGAATCACAATCAGTTGCTATGGTTGAACCACCTGCCGCAGTTGTAACGCCATCGGCCACAGTTGTAACGCCAACAGCTACTGTAGTAGATGCTGGTAAGCCAAAAAAGTAAATCTAACTTTAATTTCTAAATAAATTATAATGTCATTTCCTAATTTAACTCTTGTTCAGAAGCAAGGCAATAGCGGCCGTCCGATACAGGGACAGGACCATCTAAGTGGAATGTTGTTCTACGGTGATGCTCCATCTGTTTCAGGAAAATGGGCTACATATGCCGGATCGCCATCAATAAAGGCGCAGCAGTTGTTTTCTACAGCAGATGCTACTTCTGCCGGAATAGTTCCATATTCTGACAACACAGCCGCTACATCTACGCATACATTAGTTAAAGGATCGACAGGCGACACGATAACTATCTATGCAGCTATACCAGTAGTTGTTTCTGATACTTATCCAACTGGTTTTAAGACAGTAACTCTTTGCACTTACGCTCAAGTTGCTGGCGACTCTACCGATACTTTATTGGCAGTTTCTGTTAAAAATGCAATTAACGCATTAACTTACTCGACAGGATTCTCTGCAACTTCTGCTCTTGGTGTTGTTACAATTGTTGCTCCAAAGTCTGCCGGTATATCACTTAATACAGGAACTGTTTACACAAAGACTATCGTTGGAACAATGACTGATACTATCGTTCAGAATGTTGTTGCCGGAACAGCTTCAAATCACGCTCTTTGGTATTATCAAATATCTGAATTTTTCAGAATATTCCCGAAGGGCTCGAATATCTGGGTTGGTATTTGCGCAGTTGCTGACAGGTCATCTTTTAACGAAGTTGTAACATTGCAAAGAGTTGCAGCTAAATCTACTTTGCGCCAAATCGGCATAAGTGATATTTCTACAACTACCGGACTTGCTGCAAATATATCTGGAAGTATATCTACATTGCAAACAGCTGTAGAAACTTGTTTTCAGGATGCGCCTTTTGAAGCTGTTTATTCTCCGAATATTGCTGCTGTTTCTGATTTATCAACATTGCCTGATCAGAATCTAAACACAGCGCCGAGAATACAAACTGTTCTTAGTCAGGATGGCGGAAATGATGGAGCGCAACTATTCATAAGAAATGGTATATCTACCGGCTCTATGGGTGTTAAACTTGCTACTATTGCAATATCCAGGGTTTCAGCATCTGACGCACAGGCTATAACTGCTTTTTCAGTTTCATCTGGAACTGAAAATAACATACCGGCCTTTGCAAACGGCCAGTTACTATCAGCAGTTTCTGATTCTTTACAGTTGCAGTTGAACGACAGGAATTACACATTCTTTAGGTCTTGGGGTGATGTGGTAGTTGGAACATTCTGGAATGATAACAGAACATGCGTGGACAATTCATCTGACTACGCTTATGTTAACGACAACAGGACTTTTCAAAAAGTCCAGAGGATATGTAGAAAAACTTATGTACCTCTTTTGTCATCAGAATTTATTTTCAATCCAAACGGAACGCTTTCAAATTCAGCATTAGCTTCTTTTACAGATGCAGGAAATGATGCTCTTAAAGCTGGTTTGATAACAAATTACGGAGCGTTTCCGGAGGTTGGAAACAACGGCAATGATTTCATAACTATAGATCCTACTCAAAATGTAAGGGCGACAAACAATCTAACACTCGATTGTACTATAGTTCAGAATGGTATCGCAAGAAATATAACAATAAACATCGCTTACGGAACTTTATAATTTGAAATATGCAACAGTCGATTTTAGTAAACGGTATAAATATATCCTGGAAAAATATAAATTTCGTATGTCTTAATGTCCCACTGATTTCTATAAAGGAAATCATGTATGACGAAAAGATGGTTAAGGTTAACAACTACGGTATCGGACAAAATCCAACATCTCGTGGTTACGGAAATCAGACATACGAAGGTTCGATAACTTTACTTACTGACGAGGTGAGGCAATTATCAGCGGCTGCTGCTGCTCAGGGTTTGTCGTTATTGAAAATACCTGCATTTTCTGCCTCAGTAATTTTTGATGGTGAAGGTGGAACTGGATTTTATACCGACAAGTTGAATTTCATCGACTTTACAGGTAATCCATTCAAGGCATCGCAGGGCGAAACTGGCTTGTACATAACGCTGCCATTTATATTCGCAGGAGTAGACAGACAATAAAAACAACAAAAGTAAACTATGAAATATCTCTCAAAAGAATTAACAGACAAATTACCTTCAAATCTAAAGGAAAGAAGAAACCTTCAATTATCTAAGGTTCAGGAAACAGAAAAGGAGTTATCTGATAAGTATAAAACTACAGTAACTTCATATACTTTTACTGATGCAGAAGGTAATGTAGGTGCGGTTTATTTCAGGAAACCACACAGGATGGTGAGGCCGGATATCGTAACATTCTTATCTAAAGGTGATGTTGGAAATGCAGGTGCGCTTATTTACAAACACTGCATACTCACAGCAGAATCTGACGAAAAAATAATGGACGATGACGATTGTTATGATGGCATTATTATTCGACTTGGAATGGATTACAATTTCGAGGTAGCGGATAAAAAAAAATAGAATTTGAAATCAACGAAGAATCGCCGTTGCTCGACAGGGCAACGGCTATTTTGCGTTATGAATATGGCGATGTTATTGAAACTTGGGACGAAGATAAGATGATGAAGGTTTGGGCCGAGTTTCTTTTTGTTAAAAAACTTTACAAAGAAATCAAAGATAATTAAATGGCATCGGGCAGGCAAGTAACTTATACCTTAAATGTAAACGGAAACGTATCTCAAGTTCTTTCTCAATACGAAGGAGCGGCTCAGAGATTAGACGGATCGATGTGGGGTTTGCAGAAAACCCTGTCTGCATTTGGCGTAGGATTAGGAGCTCATTATTTAAAAGATTTTGTAAAAGATGCCGTAAATGACATATCGGATTTTGAAGTAAATATGTTGCGTATAAAAAACGCATCTGAAAACTTTACTGATTCGATAAAAAACAATTTATACATAAGAAAAGAGGCTAATGATTTTAGAAATGAAATCGAATCAATGGCTGATGCTTATGGTAAGTTTCTTTTTAGGGTTAAAAATGCTGGACTTACACCTAACTCTTCAAGACAGCTTTTTGAAGATATAGTTGCAGTGAGTAAAGTTGGTGCTTTATCTGAAGGTGAAGAACTTGCAGTTACAACCAATATAGGAAAGTTAATGGCTGATGGCATATTGATGGCTAGGCCGTTGCGTTCAATACAGCAAACTCACCCTCAGTTGCTCCCGTTCATAGCAGATGAAATGGGATTAAAAAGTGGTGAAAAAGATTTATTTAGTGATGCTTTAGGTGGAGGGGATGCTGATTTTGAGTCTAAAATTGAAAAGTTAAACCAATTAATAAGTACAAAATTAACAAAGATGCATATATCCTCAAAGGATATAATGCTATCTGCTGTTCATAAGTATAGGGAAAGTGTACAGGAGGGATTGCCTGAAACTTTAACTACTCTATCTTCCGAGATGAATGACCTGCACAATGCTTGGTTTTCATTTAAAGAAGATTTAGTTATGGATAACAAGTCCTCATTGGTTAACTTTTTTGGTGATTTAAAATCTGGAATATCTTGGCTTAAAGAACACGAACAGGATATAAAAGAATGGGCTATAGCTTTAAAGGATTTAGTTGAATTATTTATAAAATGGAGATTAGCGATACTTGCGATACAAGGCCCAGCTTTAATTTTTGGTTTTATAAAGAATCAAATAAATGATTTAACTTCTAGCTTTGCTTTATATTCAACATCTTCAGCTACGTTAGTTTCTTCAAATATAGCTTTAGTTGAATCTAACTCTGCTCTCTCGGCTTCTATGGTTGAAGTTGCAGAGGCAAATAGCTATGTTACTGATTCTGAATTAGCTTTAATTGTTGCTGATAACGAATTTGCTGAAAAGAGAATTATGCTATCTGAAGAGATAGCTGCTGTAGATTCTGCAAGCACTCAATCAAGATATAAAAACAGCGTAAGAAGAGTAGAGTTATTTGAATATGAAAAAAATGCTGTTTGGGCAATACAAAATGAGTATTTGGCCAAAAATAACGCATTTAACGCAGAATATGAAGCTGTAACAGCTGAACATGGTGCAATAATAAACGAATTAAACGAAAAGGATAGGATAGCTAAATCTAAGTACATAAGCGAAATATCTATACTTGACGTTGCTCAATTTGAGCAAAGAGCAGAAATGATGAGGCTCGAAGAGCAAAGAAAGATTTATCATAATGCTGTAATTCAAGATTTAGATGAAATAGCTTTTGCTAAAATGCAAGAGTTAGAAAATCTTAAAATACTAAACGAAAAGGAAAAGGATGAACAATTGTTGTTGATAAGGAAATCTTTTCAACTTCAATACGACTCGTTACTTAAATCTGATATAGCTGCAAGGGCTACGTATAATAACAGGATGCAACTTCTTAGACTTGAGGATTTAAATTCTCAAGAGGCTACTGCTGCCAAAATAGCAGCAGTTCAAGAAGAGATGCTTGTGCAGAAAAAAGTATTTGAGGCATCGTATGGTTTACCAATAAACCTAGCTGGATCTAATGCTGCGGCTATATCTGGAATGTATGGAACTGGAGGTAAACTTCCTTCTTTAATGGGATTGGCTAGTGTAGCTATACCTGTAATGATTGCTAGTTTTGCATCAGAAGCCCTATCTCAAATTGGTGTTACAGGAAAGACAGATGAAGGATTTAGGGTTAGTAACTGGTATAAGTTTACTGGTTTAACTCATCCTTTTGATGCTATGGAAAAGAGTAGCCTTTCAGATATACAAAATCTTGTAGACTCATCTGGTAGCGGGGATCTGTATAAAAAAATAACTAAACTTTCCGAAAGCGATAGTAGGTGGGGAACAAATGCATTAGATGTTGTTAATGAAAGACTTAAACTTGATAGGTTTGGCGAAAGAAATACATCAGACAGTGCATTGATAAGCGTTCTTGAAAAAGACATAAAGTTTAAGGATTTAGAAGAGCAAAGAAGGCACGATAGGTATAAAGACATTATAGGTGCTGATTATATTTCATTTAGTAAGTATGCAGGAATACCTGAATATCATAACTATTCAGATCCTGCTATTAAAAAAGAGAGAGGTTTCAAAGGTGGAACTGACGAACTTTCTAAACTAAAATCAAAAACATCAGGACTTAGAGGTAATTCATCTCACTACATTACTATAAACATTCACGATATGATAGGAATGAAAAACCCTACTTTCACAGTTAATAGTATGTCTGATATGAAAGAAATAGAAGAAACGATAGGTAATGTTATGACAAAAATACTTACTGACGTAGTTAATGATTCTCAACATATAGGTCAATAATTTAAACACATAATACAATGATAATAATACCAGCTCCGCAACCATCAGATAGAATAGGTAACTACCTACTTGGTCCAAATCCTGTAAAGTTTGGAGTATCAGCAGCTGAAAGAGTTCTGTTCGGTATTGGTATAAAAAAGGCACTTGAAAATATACATGAAAATAAAAACCAATTTACTGATGATGTATCGATAAGAGGTGAGTTATTCTACAATCCAGACACTCCTGACTCTTATTCTTTATCAAACGGAATGGCTGTTTTTCAGCAGCTACAGTTTGCTGGTCAGACGTATGTAGATTTAAAAGGAAACTCTGTAACTATACCTGATATTCTTTTTCAAACAGTTTTGGTTAAAGCTGAAATGAATAAAAACATAGTAGAGGCATCTATTTCAGGAAGAGATACCGGAAAGGTTAAAGAATCTATATCTATGGACGATTGGGTTATAGAGATAAACGCAATCATAACAAAAGACGCTCCAGTTGACGGAAGAGGTAGAGCCAATCCAAATGGTGCGTATCCTTATGGTAGCATGAGTTCTATTTTTAAAGTTTTAAAATCTGGGATATCAATACCGGTAGTTTCTACGTTTTTGAATCAGTTTGAAATATTTTGGATAGTAATTAAGAATGCTACAATAAATCAGGTTGAGGGTGAAATTTCTATGCAACGACTAACTATTAATGCGGTTAGTGACAGCCCGCTGGTTATAAACATAGGGAATTAGGCCAAAAAACCGTTATAACTCATTGAAAACCAATAAGTTATAAGGCTAAAGCCCTTAAAATTAAACGCTCCCGACTATTGCCCGAATAACTCCGTATAACTGTTAATTTTAGTTAAAATTGCAATCGAAATATGCTACGTCCATACTCGTTAATAAAGATAAAGCAGGTTACACCTTACACATACGAGAGTAATGGTGCGATGGTAACGATTAGTAGGACTTCACTTCTTAATATCGACTTTGTTGAAGAGTACGAAATAGATAACTCTTGGGAAACCCATACAAATAACGCTACGATTAAGTTTCCTAAGAATGTAGTTCTTAAATTCAATAAATATAACTTTACTCCTATGTTTAGGCAGACAGGAACCTATTCTGTTATCTTAGGTGGAGTTAATAATGACGCAGTTGTTGCCCCTCTTTTAATGAGAGGTGATACTGTTTCAATATCGCACGGTTACAGATTTAAAAACCAGTCAGGCGTTGAGTCTACAACTGGATTGAAGGAAGTGTTTAAAGGTTTTATATCTAAAGTAGTTTCGGCAATTCCAATAGAGATAGAGTGTGAAGATAATTTTTACTTGTTAAAAAAGACTCCGATAGGTTTAGATTCTTTACCAAATTCAGAAGGTAATTTATATAAATTTATTAAGCAAATAATCTCGCAGTGTAACACTAAAGTTATTGACAAGTTGTATCCAGGAATGGAACACTTGGCTATATCACCGTATGTAGATGACGCTACACAAATGTACTCTTTAGGCTATCTTGACATAGATTACGATACTATGTCATGTTCAAGGGTGCTTTCGTTGTTAAGGCAAAAGTATGGAATAGAATCTACTTTTGTTGATAATTTATTGTGGTTTGGAAATCCAATATATGTTGAGAGTTTGGCCAACATGAATGGCGTTACATCTAACGAAAAGGGAAACAAAGAGGTTCCGTTTTTCCACTTTCAAAATAATATAATAGAGTCGGAAATAGAATATACAAACAAGCAGGATATAAATTTAACTGCTGTAGTTAAATGTCAAACAAATATTGCTATATCTCCAGAAAAAAGAACAAAGAGTGGATTAGTTGCAACAAAAAGAATACTTGCAAGAGTTTATGTTTATTGGGATGAGATAACAAATTCATTTAAATGGCATCAGATAACTGCTCAAAAGCCTTTGGAAACTTTAAGTAATGGAGAGGAAAGGCACGAATTTATATATCCAGTAAACCCTAACGAAAAAGAACCAACACTTGATGTTATGGGTAAGTTTGGTGCCGACATCTTAAAGAAGTTTTATTACACAGGTTTTAAAGGTACGATAACTACTTTTGGATTTCCTTTTGTGCAATGGAATGACAATATAAACATTAAAGATGACTTTTTGGCCGATAGGAATGGCCAGTATAAAGTAAAGGGAGTTAGGACTACAGGAGGCACAGGCGGTATAAGACAGATTATAAAAATAGATTTTAAACATGCCATACCTGAACAATTTCCTAAAAAATCAATATACATGATATGACAGACTTAAGAAAAATAGGTGATAGCATAAGAAAAATATGCGGTGTTACTAATGTATGCCATTACTATGATGTTACAATAAAAGAAGTAAACGAAGAGAAGCAAACAGTAACTGTAGAATCTTCCGACCCTGACGCTTATTTTATAAAGTCAGGAGTTAGATATATGCCTGTTTCATGTGAAGGTGACGAGTCTGTACCATCTGTAGGTAGTTCATGTATAATGGTTACTAAGGATGGGTCAGATCCGTACATTACAATGAGTTCTTTTCTTGATAGTAAAACTATTGTTATAGGCAATCAATCGTACAAGATAGTAAGCGATTCTCAGATTTTTAATGACGGAGAGTATGGTGGGATACCTAAAGTTATTGACCCAGAGGATAGTAACGCTGGTTTGTTGAAGAAAATAAATCAGTTGGAACAGAAGTATAATTCTTTATTATCTTCATTAAATTCAGCAATAATAACACTAGCCCCATCTGGTACTATATTATTTTCTGTTTACTTAACATCAAATAGTCCAATATCTCCAATAACTTCAAAATCTGAAATAGAAAACGAAAATATAACTCATGGCAAATAAAAGACAAGATTTTATATTAGATCAAGATGGTGACTTTCCACTTGAAGATACTTTTGTAAATGGAGTTATACAAAATACGCCATACTCCGACTCTGATACTCAGCATATAGTTGACGATATAATTTACACATTTGGTTCTTTAAAATCAGATCCATCTTTTGGTTTTGGAGTAACGGCTTATGAAAATTCGGAGTATAGTAATAGTATTTATGATTCTTTAAATAAGGTACTTTCTAAAGATGGTTATTTATCTGAAAGAGATTGTGTTAAAAAAGTAAATGGTGGAGGTTTTACCATAGATACTGGCTATATTTCAAATAACTATTAATTTTGGTGTGCCACTTTTTTTAAAAAAAAGCGTTAATGTCATAACTTGCACCTGTGTTAATTTTACCTAAATTCGGCCAGTCTAATATAGATTTATGCATCCAAGCAACTGGTGGATTAGATAATTTAATTAAATTCTGTAAAGAATCTAATGTTACTAATTTAGATGTAGTTAATGGCGTTTACAATACAAACAGGGCCAATATTACCAATGTATCATTTGTTGGTATCGAGTATAAGACTGCTATAAAAACAACACCTCCGCCATCAGGAGATAGCTTACTTACAACGGAAGATGGATTAAGTTATCTAACATCCGAGGACGGTTTAAACTTATTACAATAAAATGTCATTACCAACTACAGTAGAAAAGTTTAGAGATTTTGACGCAGCCTCGTTAGGCTCACTATCTTACATAGTAGGGTACGAGTACGGAGGTGACAATAAAAGATATTCAGCAAATGACATAGCATCTTTTTTGAGCAAGCTAGTTACGGCAGCTTCTGACTCTGGTGATTTGACAGATTCTTTTTTGGCAAGCACTATTAGTATGATTGTTACAAACGGGCAATCGTATTTGAAAGATGTTGACTTTACACAAAATACAGGGACCAGCACAATAACCGGAGTAACGATTGGTTTTTTTACAGGTCAAAAAATACTTTTAAAAAGATGAAAAACTACGCACTAATACTATTGTTGTTAATATCAACAACTTCTTTTGCTCAGAACTATGTTCCATTTGCATCAGGAAGGATAACTGATACTGCTAAAACTACAGGTTCAATGTTGATACCTTATGTTGTTAGGCTACCTTATTACGCAGTTTCTGATACAGATAAAGTATTCGGTGTAACATCAAATGGAACATTAGTACTTAGAACAAAAGGTACTGGAGGTGGGGCTGATAGCGCTATATATCCAACTCAATATCAGCTTGATACTGCAAAAAAGAAACTACGCAGCCAGCTTGCAGACTCTTTGGACGCAATGGATTTAAACAGGGCAGCTTCAAATGGTGCCACAATAAGCAGAAATGTTACATTTGATAACGCAGCCGGTTCTATAGTAACTAATGCTTCAAGTGTTGAATTGTACGGATACACAGCAGCCGCAGAGGATAGGTGGGGTTTGTCCAGTACAGGTAGTGGCGTTGGTACTTATGGCATATTGAATTTGTACTACAACGATGGAACAAATAGGCGTATGCAGTTTATCCCTTCTGCAATGTCAGGCAATTCAACCACAACCCTACGTGCAACAAGCGGTACTATGGCATACACTTCTGATACAGCTAATTGCGTTCAGGATGCTGATAGTAACGTAGCTAGGGGTTGGTTATCTTACTCTTATTGGCTAAATAATTCATGGGCGAAAAACGGTAACAGTTTTGGCGCATTCTCAAAGATGGGTAGCATAGATGCCCAACCTATAGGGTTTGTGGTGAACAACCTACTATTTGACAGTATCGCTTCAAACAGGACTAGATACATCACAGGCGACAGTTCCACCACTAACCAGTACATAATGCGTTGGATTAACGCTAATGCTACAGTAACGCAAACATCGTATGGGTGGTTAGGTGTATCCAAATCAGGTTCAACCGTTCTTAGCCAAAATAAAGCGTTTATTGGATTTGGTACATCTTCTGCGGCAACGCAATTTTTAACAGGTGACGGTTTTGCGGGTTATACCAATTTGCAGATATACGGCTCAACTAATGCCAACCCATCAAACATTATTGGGGCAAATGTAAGTACAAATAATAGTTCAATCCTAATATCTCATGGGAAGCACATTGTTGGTGGTGGTATAACTGGAACCGGAACAATCAACCTGTTAGGATTAGGCAATACGAATGGAAACGATAGTGTAAAGGTTAGTAGTACTACCAATTACGTTGTATTAGCTGATAAGACCGCTATAAACCAGCCAGCAGGTTCAACAGGGTACGTTGCGACTTTGTCAAATGCCGATATTGGAATACTCAGCGCACCAGGATATAGGTTCTTAAATAGCACAAACAGCGTTGGGTATCAGGCATACCTTGCCGGCACAGCCCCTAGTTACTTCAATGGCAGTATTATCTATACAGCCCCAATAAGTACAACATACGCAGATAGTGGCGTGGTAATAAAGAATGGCATTATAAAGGCTATACGAGGTAATCAGGGCAGCTTAACAGCAACAGGCAATACAACACTATCTATACCTGCCGACAGTTGGGTAGTGGCAATATCTTTCACTCCGGTAAGTACAGAAACAATTGAGGTTGGCACAACGCCTGGTGGAGATGATGTAGTTACTAGCCAGTCATTTACTGCCGGTGTTGAAAAAAGCGTTACCGTTAACATGCACTTTACATCAGCAACTACTTTGTACATTCAGGGGGCAGCAGGCTCCGTAAATTACTTCTTTAAATACTAAAATTATGAAAAAAATATTACTTGCTATTGCTATAGCGATGTCGGTTAGTTCGGCACATGCAGATACAGTTATTAAGGATACAATCACAGGCATACAATTCATGCCGATAAAAGAGGTTGTGCTACTTAACAAGGTGGCTAAAAAATTCACTCTAAAGGTTATATTTGATAACCTAGACAAGCTGAATGGCGTTGCTACGTTTTACTACGAATTACTTGATGGTAACAACATTGCAGTTTTTGGTGAAAATGTAACCATTAATGGCGAAGATTACGAAGGGTGGAACGCCAACGAAATCAACAGCGCATACCTTATTGTTGCGGCCAAGAAGGGCTTTATCTTTGATGAAAATTATGTAGAATAGTTTATGAGCGCAGCCAAATCAATTAATAACCCAGAGTGGATTAAAGTAGTTACAGGTCTTGCTACTTTTGTCGGGTTTATATTCTATGCAGGCAGATTAGACCAAAAGGTAAGCGACATAGAAAAGCGTATTGAAAAAATAGAAAACAAAATAGAGGCTGTACGGTTACTGCCTAATACACCACTAGGCAACAACACATTATTCACCGGAGCAAACCGATTAGAGGCTTGCCTACTTAACGAAGAAGAAAGATTATGAAACAACTACAATTCGGAACGCAAGCGGCTTTGGATGCCAGAACACCAAAGTACATAAAAGCAATCTATCAAATTATAGGCTTGCTATCTGCGATATGGGTACTCGTTAGTCCTAATTTCCCAGAGATACCTGAACATACACAAACAGTGATTTTGAAGATTTTAATATCTTCTAACACTGTTATTTACGCAATTTGCCAACAGTTTGGATATGTAAAAGAAGATCCAGAACAAACAACGAACAATGAAAATGTTTAAGAAAATATCCATATTTGTAATGATAGTATTTGCCGGTTGCACAACAGCAAATAAAGTTACAAGATTTACAGAAAAGGATAAGAACAAAAAATTTGCACAACAGCTTGCGCAGGATATCTTCAATAAGAACGATAGCCTATCAGCAGACTATTGCTCCAATAATCACCCTTGCAAAGATTCGACATATACTGAAACTATATATCTTCCTGGAAAAAAGATTATAGATACTCAGTGGTTTCCATACAATTGTGATTCAGCTATAAAAGCTGGTGTTAAAATTGTAAAGATACCTGTTTACAGAACATCAGTAGTTGATACTGAAAAGATTCTTGAAAAGGTTTACCAAACTGACAAAGCAAAACTAGAGCAGCTAAGGTACGAATATTCAGCCAAACTAAAGGTAAAAGAGGGCGAAATTACCGAACTTAAAGCCAGTAACGTAGCAATTTCAAAGCAGCTTAAAGGTGAAGAGTCAAAGGTTAACAATCGAACTAAATGGGCTTTTGCTGGCTGGATAATTATTGCTTTATTTATAGCATTACAAATATCAAGAAGCTACTTTAAATTCTAAGATGAAAAACAAAACTAAGTCAGCCTTCATAGTTTCTTTTGTACTTTTATTGATTGCGTTTATTATATCTCTTCATAGTTTACACAAGCAGTCAGAAGAGTACAAAATACTAGAGGCTACATATCACGCAGACACATGCGATAGAGGATATGGTGAAAGGAGATTAATAGAAATACTAAACGACGAATAATGGCATCAATAAAGTTTCTAGAGCAGGCGTTGCAGAACACTAACGTAAAGGCATTTATGGAAATGATTCGTAAATGCGAAGGAACATCACATAAAGATGGATATCGTTTTATGTTCGGTAGTACTTACTCGAAACCTGTACTGATGGATAATATTAACGACCACCCATTAAAGATGTTTAATTATACCGATAAGGCCGGAAAGAAGATGTTAACATCTGCTGCCGGCGCATATCAAATAACAAAAACAACTTGGATTGTTTTAAAGTATCAACTTGGGTTGAAGGATTTCAGCGAACATTCTCAGGATTTGTGTTGTGTTGAATTAATCAGTCAATGCAATGTTTTACAGAAACTAATGGATGGTAACTTTCATGAAGCACTAAATGGATGTAGAAAAATATGGGCAAGCCTACCTAATTCAGGTAACAATCAACCTGAAAAGTCATTGCAAACAGTAGCTAAGTATTACAAAGACGCTGGTGGTATTGTAAAAGATGCGTGTGTTTAATTTTCATAGTTCGCCCGACTTTTCTAAGTCGGGCTTTTTTATTTCAACATCCATTTCAAAACCGAATTTCTGTAAGCTATTGTAAAGGGTATTTTTTACCTCTTCATAGAAGTTAGGGAATTTACTTTTGTCCATCAGTTTGTATATTTCAGCACATTTTACTTTGGCAATATCGTATAGGTACAAAAACAAAACGTCGTCTATACTATTGGTGATGTTGTTTTTCTTAGCAATATTACATATTTGATTTATAGTTTCATTAAAAAGGAAAAATACGTGCCTCGTAGGAAAAAACTCTATTGTTTTCCGTACATCAATTGTTTTTGATGCCAAAACAAGTTCAACCGGAACTGAATCATTTTCTTTTTCTGTTATAGGAAATAAGAAATCGCAGTTTTCAACTTCATCTGATAGTGGATTTATTGTCATACCACCACATATCCTTGCACTTATATAGTTTAGAGATCCACAATCTGGACAAGATTTAAAAGCACCAATCCCAGGTTTCGGCATTTTAGGATTTCTAAACATATATTCCCATTCCTGATTTTCATTACAGTCACCAAGATTCCCGCCATCAGCAGGGGCGTTATTGCCCATATCTAATGTAGTAAAATGAGTTTTGTAAGTTCCGTCAGGATACTTAAACGGCCTCGAACCCCTTACTACCATTTGTATCCATAGAGAGAGTGATATTACGGATTTGTTTATAATTACATTCTCTACAGATTTTTCATCATAACCTGTAGTTAATATACCTATGTTGTTAAGTATTGCATCTGGAGTGTTTTTAAACCATTCTAGAGTGTCTTTTCTATATCTATCAGTTCCGTATTTTTCAGATTTTTTAGAGTCTAAATGCCTTGAATTTAATCCATGACTTAGGAAAACTTCATGTTGATCTAAAGAGTGTTTCCTATTGGAATTAAAACATATAGTTTTCTTATTGAAGGCTAATCGGAGGTAATTGTCTACGGTTGCCTGTAGTGGTTTATTTTGCCTAAATATATCTCCCATTTTATCTTCATCAAACTCTCCTCCTTTAATAGCCAACTGTGACCTATCAATATTCTTAGGTGAAAAACATAGATTAGGAACAACTCCCCTTTCAGGAAATTGGCTATTTAACTCAATCATATCTGTTTGGGTAGCTATGATTAGTATATTTTGCCAGTGTTCATTCAGTGGAGGATTCTTTTTTGTATGTACAGGTGTAGCTGTAAATCCTATTTGCTTACAAGGAAAATGATCGTATATTTTATTGAAATCGCCTCTATGTACCTCGTCAACAAGTAACAATCCGCAGTTACTAAAGAATTTCCTGAACGATTCTGATGAAGATCTTCTGTCGTATGTCTGAACCATGCAAACGTAAACTAGATTGTTATTGTCTATGTTTATAGTGTCTGCATCTATCTTTTGAGATAAAATTCCAAACCACTCAATAAGGTGAACTCTTACTTGTTCAAGCAAAAGATGAGAGTGTACGAATATACAGCATTTTCTGTTCTTTGAAACAAATCTATGGCATATATTTGCTATTATAACCCCCTTTCCGCTACCTCCAGGTGATACCATTAAAAGTCTATCTATAGACTTTAGCATTTCTGCTGCTTTATTTATACCGTTTTCCTGAAACGGCATCAACTTTCTTTCAATCATTAAAACAACGAGTTAGAATTAGTTATCGATAGTCTTTTGTTTGATATTTCTACGTTATGTACTTGCGTTTCACATGCTATAAAATCTCTTTTTTCGATTTTACATGCCACACAAGTTGAACCAGATCCAGAAAATGGTTCAAATATAAAATCAGACTTTACTGTGACATCTCTTATTATGCCTTGCATTAACTTTACAGGTTTTTCGTTTGGATGTATTAAATCATTAACTTTTTGAACGGAGTAAACTGTTGACGGTCTCCCGTTTTTAAACTCATACCTGCCTTTTGTTGCGTAAACCATCAACTCGTGCTGTGGCGCAAACTCACCATTAAGATCTCCCATACCAGTTCCTATCTTATTCCAAACAAGTTGAGATTTTATAGTAAACCCAGATTTTACAAGTTCATTAAATAGTACATCTTGAACGTCGTATCTGTAAAAACAAACTATCCTACCTCCGTCTTTGAGTATTCTGAAAGAAGGTTTTATCCAATCTATATAAGGCTCTTTGTCGTTGTCTATCTTTTTGAACTTTTTTGTCCTATGATTGGATTGAAAGTCAATTCCATATGGAAAGTCTGTTATTATGGCATCTATGCAGTTTTCAGGTAGTCCTTCTATTAAATCTACACATTCCATATTGTGAACTTTGTTTATCTCTAAACTGTCCATGAAGTATGGTATCTCATTCATCTAGTAGTGATTTTTGTTTTTGAATTATCAACTCGCTATCGTCCATTAATAACCTTTTAGATCCTCGCTGAACTATGTGGAAAACTCCTTCTTTATAAGAGTAAGGAGATGTAGAAATAACAATAACTTCGTCACCTTTTTTGATGACGAAGTTATCTACATTTACAACCTTTATGTGCATCCTGTTTTTAGAATCGAATACAACTTCATTTTCTTGTTTGAAAGGGATGCGTTTGTTTATTATGTTGACTTTTGATTTGGCTATTAATTCCACTAAAATATTTTATCTATAATCGTAGAAACGTAATTGTAATTTAATACATCTTCTTCTTTATTTCTTATAGCAGATATAAGCATTGAAAAATAAGCAAGGTCTACTCCGGTAAGCTGCTCTTCAAGAGTTTTGGAATTATAAAGATTTAATTCATTTAACTGTAACGCTATCTTTAATATTTGACCAGCATTTATACTAAATCCTCTTTTTATGAATTTCCTTATTCTTATCAATGAAGCTAAAGGATATTTAGATCCTATATAGTGTAGTTCTTTTGTTAATATACACTCTAGTGCTTTTTGATTTAAATACAATGTACGATCTTCGGAAAGCCAATAGTTTGTACAATGTGCGAAATCATAATTTTCATGTATCTCGTCGTGTTTCCCGTAAAATCGTATTATTATTTGTATTTCAGAACTAAGAGTTATAGCGTTTGATGATATGTAAATTGGCCTGTACTTTTCGCCTTCATCGTTTTTCACTTCAATAGTATCTCCAAGTTCGTGAATTTCAGCCTCGTCATCAAGTCCTGATTCTTTTGCTACGCCTACGCTTTTAAAGTAAATCTTGACTCTTTTTTCATCAACATCTCCAATCTCTTCTATCTCTTTGTCGTCAAAACCACTTTTGTTTATTTTATAACCACGACCATCGATTAGTTTACCGCATTCAGAATTTTTCTGATTGAATATATCTAAGTAGTATTTTGCTACAGATAAAACAGTTTCCCTGTCTGTAAAATATATATCAAAATCGTTAACCTTTTCATTTAACAACATTGAGGCTATCGATCCTCCTGTTATTAAAGAATTTTTCATAACAAGTTGTTTTACACTGTCATCTTTTATTGACAATACAAACTCGTCGAATTTTTTGTTGATTATTTTTTCTATTGTTGCTACTTTCATAATCCAGTTATTAATTTTATTATATATTTAGTGTTAAATGTTATATCTTCTGCTGTCAAACACCATGCGCAATATCTTAAATCTCCTTTTACTGATAGTCCTTTTCTTTTACCAAAAGTAAAAATTTCAACACCATCCTTCATTATTATTTTACCGGCGATATCTAGTTTCTCTCCTTCGTTATCGTAATTAGACTCTAGTACAGGGTCTTTGATGTCGTACATAAAAAGCTGCCCTTTAAGTACTTCTATAGTAGCTAAAACATCAGCCTCGGCATCATGAGCGTCAGTCATTTCAGTTCCGCAATAAAACTTCAATGCTGCTGATAATGTTCTTTGCTCGTGTTTTTTAAATATAACAGAGCAATCTATTTGTGGATTTGGTTTCCAAATTAATCCACATCTTGCAAATTCCTCAAACAATAAAGGAACATCAAATTGTTTTATATTGAATCCGGCGATAAAATCGCAGTCATTCATAAACCCGAATACCTTTGGAGAGTAATCCTTAAATGTAGGTTTACCTTTAACCATTTCATTTGTTATACCATGAACATCAGATGCTTCTTTTGGTATGTCAATCCCAGGGTTTAATAATAGTTTTTTCTTATCTAAGATTTCTAAACTTTCGTTTGTTTTAATCATAGATATTTGAACTATTCTATCTTTAGATATAGAAGTTCCTGTTGTTTCAAGGTCGAAAAATATTATAGATCCCATTTATAAGTTTTTATCAGTATTGAGTACTATTGGATTTTGTTTCATATGCAATGAAAACAAATTGCTATCCTGATCGGAAAATAAGTAAAACCTATCCTTTTCTATGGAAATAAATATATTCTCAAAAGGCATTGCTGATACCTTATTTAACAGAGTAGTTGGATTAAAGAAAAATTCCAAAGACTCCATATTTACACTTTCGCAATCGATAGGAACTTTCAACTCTTTTATGTCATTGTTGAAAGTAATGATTATTTTTTCGTTAAATGTAAATTTTGATGTAGTAGTAGTTATTTTGTCAGACTTTGATTTTGAAAACTTAACACAAGCCTTGCAGAAATTAATAAAATCAGAAGTTTTTATTTTTAAGTAATTATTTCTGTTTATCGAAAGAAACTGTTGGTAATTATAGCTGCTTTGATTTTCTTTATTTATAAATCCGTATGTAGCAGATCCGTAAATGAAACAATTGAAATTACCTGAATGATAATAGTCGGCATATTCAAAGTTACCGAGTAAGATACATTCTTTTTTAGAAAATGCTATTAACGGATAGTCGCCAGATAGTTTTTTGTAGAAAAAAGACTCCCTAGAATCTGATGCGAATATTTCGTTGCCTTTTATGTATATATTTACAAAGTTGGCAAGCAAAACATCTTCTGATGCAAATTCCTTAGCTATATTTAAGTAACTAATGATGTCTTTTGTTATTTTTACTGTTTCGCTTTTTTGTTCAGGTATTTTACTGAACATATCTACGTTAAGTTCAACATCACCAGAAAACGTAGAGTTATTGAAGTTGTAGTTATAATAACCATCATTAAAATTCAAAGTACCTTTGGTTAATGTTTCTGAAACAGTAAAAGATTCAGAATTTGTCATAGATGAAAAGTTTTTAAGCTCATCTTCTAATATAAGAAATTCTATATCATCAGCTTCTGTTTCAAATTGGTATTGAACAAATTGGTTATTGTTTGATTTCGTAAGAATACAAGTTCCAAATACAATTTCTATTTTTATGTAATTTAAAATTGGATATAAATCCAACTTGTCAGAAACTACATAATCACATAACTTGCAAAAGGTTTGAACATCTTTTGTTTTTAGTAATATATCCATTTTATATGTTTTGAAGTTTTTGCCTTTTATTTTCTAAAAATTCTTTAGTTATGGCAACGACGTAATCAGAACATGCTTTTGCTAAGCCTGTTTTTTCCTGATTCATTTCCATAAGATATTTTTTAAGTGTTTGTCTTGCGCATCCTATTTTTTTAGAAAGTACAGTTACATCTTCACTTGTCAATAATTCATAATAATTTATTTGTTCCTGTTCCATTTTAAGGGGAGTTTTTGTGTACCTTATATATATAGGTAGTGGCGGTAAAAGTGGCTGGTTTGCGTCCCTATTGCCAGTGGTGGACTATTTGCCGCTACCTATATAATAAGGGCCAAAGGTAGCGAAAAATATTTTCTGAAAAAAAATTTTTTTCCTAAAAGAAAAATATTTACCTTTGCTTTTTAACTAACAAAAACCAAAAAACAATGCCAGTATTAAGATGTAAGGTTTTGTCCATAGATGACAAAAAGGATGTATCAAAAGTAGAAGGAAAACCATTTGAAAAAATGGAAGTTGTTTGTGAATCAACCGTAGAGGTAAACGGTAATGATTATACAGAACATTGGCCTTTTCAGGTAACAGGCGACAGGATCGCTAAATTTGATGATGTACACCCTGGTGATATTGTAGATATAAAATATGGCCGCAAGGGATTTATTTACAAGAAAAAAGACGATGTAGCAAAGTCTGCAAAAAACCCTCAGCACATTGCTGCTATGTCGCAATTTGAAGTTTCTGATTGCGTAAAAGTTTCTTCTGCTTCTATGCCATCTTCTCCACAGCCTGTATCTGGAACAAAGTCAGATGACGACCTTCCGTTTTAGTAGTACAATCCCTGTACAAGTAACCCCGCTCTAGTAGCGGGGTTTTTAGATAAAAACAATAAAAATGAATACAGAATTAGAGTTGAGTAAAAAATCGCTATCAGTAGCAGCTGAAGTAGACAAACAGGTATCGGATCTTCTAATGTCAAAATCTACAGGATTCGAATATTCACTAAAAAAAGCTACAGTAGTTCAAGCTATACAAGATATGCTAACTACCGAAGTAATGAAACCGATAATGGCAATGTGTGGTAAACCTTATGGATTTCGCACAGACAAAGATTCCAAAGGAGAAAAATACAAAGAGGAAATTGTTAGAGATTGCTTAATACAGGCTACTCTGTTAGGAGTTGAACCGACAGGTAATCAATTTAACATTATAGGAGGTAATTGTTATATAACAAAGGATGGCCTATCTAACAAACTTAAAAAATTGGGAATCTACACAAAGCTAACAGCTTCTGTGTCAAGAAAAATTGAAATTGATGGCAGAGCAGTATGGGTTAAACCAATAATGATGGAGTATGAAAAAGATGGAAAAATAATAAAAGAAACAAAAGATTTCATCTACGCCAAATACGACGCTACATCAGAAGCTGCCGCAGAAGGAATGGCCAAACGTGATGCTTACGACTATATACTCGGAGAGGTTACCGGAATAAAATGTCCAGTAGGTGATGTTGAAGATAAACCAATCGACATAACTTCAAAAGAGATGAAAGAAGAACCTAAGAATGGAGATGTTAAGGTTGAGAAAAACGAAAACATAGAAAACGCTGAGGTTTTAGAAGAATCAAAAGAAGAGGAAGAGGTTAAACCTACCCAAAAGGAAATAGGAGCAATGAATCATCTGAAAAATGCTAAGGATTTGGATATGCTTGAAAAAAGACTTTCGGAGGTAAACAAAGCCGGACATAACGAATCGAAATTTGTTCAAGATGAATATTTAAGAATGAAGGAGACTTTAACTGCGAAATAATGTTCACACTTATAATTTTAATACTTTATCTAATAAGCAATTGCTATTTGCTGTATTTTATTAAAATCTATGAAATTAAACTAGAATTTAATAAATACGCAGAAACAATAACTAAATTTTATGCTCCAACATATCTGCGCTTTTTTAATATGCGTTTATTGAAAACATTTTAGGTTTAAGTCCTAATCATAAATGAATTTAGCCCCGCTCCTGTAGCGGGGTTTTTGGATAAAACAATAATTATGATAAATCTAAACAGGCCGTTAAACTTTAGTAACCACAAGTTCAGAGCATCTTCTGCTGGAAAATTAATGACTGATCCAGTTGGTGGTTCAAATTTAGACAAGTATAATAAGAAAGTACTTGACCTAAAAGATAGTGAAGAGAAAAGAGATAGTACCAAAAATAAGGAAACAAAAACATTTTCTGATCTTTTGGCTAAAATAGAAAAGATAAAATCAGAAATAAAAGAATTAGAATTAGTTAAAGATGAAGTTTGTCTTTCTGAAACTACAATCTCTTATCTTGTAGAAATATTCTTAGAGTCGTTAACCGGCAGAAGGAATGAGATATTCGCAAGAGCAATTGAAAAAGGCATTCAAGTTGAATCTAAAGCCATAGACACGCTCTGTGAATATCATGGAATGTTTTACATTAAAAATTCCGAAAGAAAATACAACGATTTTATTCAGGGCGAGTGCGACATTGACTCAGAAGATAACGATGAAATAATAGATATTAAATCATCTTATGACCTTTATACATTTTTTGCTAGAAAAAACAAGCCTCTTGATAAAATTTACGAATGGCAACTAAGATGCTACATGGAGTTGTATTTTAGAAGTAAATCAAGAGTCGCTTTTGTTCTTGAAAATACTCCGGAGGGCATAATTCAAGATGAGTTCAAAAGGCTTCTTTACAAGTTAGGAACAGACAAAAGAGATTCTGAAGTTTATGCAGAAGGTTGCGCTGAGATAAGATTCAATATGGAATACGATGATATTCCTATAGAATTAAGGGTTATCGAAAAATTTGTAGAAAAAGATCAGCAGCTTATCGAAAAACTGTATTCAAGAGTTGTTGATTGCAGAAAATGGCTTAATGACTTTGCTTTTGAATACTGGACTTCTGTTTCTGTAGATGAAAGAAAAGAAGATGGTTTTATTCTTAAAGATGGCAGTTTCGTTTCTTTTGAGGAACTAGGTATATCTGTTTTGAAAAAACCTAAATGCGAAGTTTGCGAATCGGAAGATATAAGAACCGAAGGATTGTTTTACGAATGTAATAATTGCGGGAACTCTACTATAGAATCCGAACCTGAACAGGAATCCGAACCAGAAGCCGAAGTATTCCAGTCCGAACCATCTCCTGTAGGTGAAATTGTTGAGATAAAAAATACAGAAACATCTACCGAACTTACTCCCGAAACAAAAGAAGAGAGCCAGCAACTAAATGAAATGGATTCTTTGATTGAGCAAATAGAACAACTCAAATCAGAAAATGAATGCCTTTCATTTTACAAAAAAAATCAGGTAGAGTTAAAGAAATTCCCGATAGCTCTTTCTACTCTTGAAATAAAGAAAAGGTCGTTTAAGGCTGATGTAAAGACGGAAACAAAGACGGAAACAAAATCAGAAACTAAGTCTGAAACTAAGTCTGAAACTAAGTCTGAAACTAAGGTTAAATCAGAACCAAAACCTGAACCAAAATCAGAACCAAAACCGGAACTCGAACTTTCACCTGAACTTTCAAAAATAAATGATTTGGTTAAGGAGATTGACGCTGAATTTTCTGCTGAATCAAACTTCGATTTAAAGAAAAAAATTCCATTGAAAATAAGGCAGCTTTACATAGAAAATAAAGAATTGGTAGACTCTAATAAATCGTTCTTTAACTCTATGACTAAGATTAAGCAAGCTATGGAAATTGCAATTAAGAAAATTGAAATATCCAATATGAATCTTTAAGATAAGGCTTGGTTCTGTGGGTGTAATGCCGTAAAAATAAGATTAACGCCACTCTCTTACCCCGCTCTGTTCATTCAGGCGGGTTTTGGGGTGCAAAAAATTATAACATGGAAGAAAATAAGTTTGTGATTGTACGCACCTACAGTGCAGGTGTACATTTTGGCTACTTAAAGTCAGTTGATGGGAAAGTAGTAACGCTAACCCGCAGCAGGAGGGTACACTATTGGTCTGGTGCTGCAAGCCTTTCGCAGATGGCTATGGAGGGCGTTAAAAACCCTAGTTCATGCCGTTTTGCGGTTGAATTGCCAGAGATAACCTTAACAGAGGCGATTGAAATTATACCTGCTGAGGCCGGTCGTGTTAATCTTGAAAGTGTGCCAGTATGGAAATGTTAAGAAAATATTATTCGCTCGATGGCGATGGCTATGGCGATGGCGATGGCGATGGCTATGGCGATGGCGATGGCTATGGCGATGGCTATGGCGATGGCTATGGCGATGGCGATGGCTAGTTAAGATTAACCCACACCCCGCCCCGCTCTGTTCATTCAGGCGGGGTTTGATGATGAACAACTTAAAAATAATTACATGAAAAAATTTCTTGATGTATTCTTTCCATTGTTGAAAGATTTGAATGACAGCAATTTATTCTTAACAGGAATGAACGCTTTGAAATCACATGGACTTGTAACAAGCAGAGATGCTATCGACTTGGATGTTATAATATACAAACCGACTGACAAACAAAGGAAAATACTGGAAATTCTTAAACCTTTATCGGAATTTCATATCAGTAACGAAAGAACAGATTATGAAAACAATGTACGTTCTGATATTAAAATAATTAAATTCAAAAGAAGAGGAATAAGTATAGATATATTTACAACTGAAAGAGAAGGCCCTAAAGGGTCTTTGCTTTATGATTACGAAGGAACTATGTTTAAAGTATCTCCTATAGATGAAATTATAAAAGCAAAAACATCTTATGGCAGAGAACACATCAACACTCTTGGTGTACCAGTTCTCCTAAAAAGAGCAAAAGATGTTATAGACTTACAAGATCTTAAAAACAATAATTTTAACTACTAATGAACCAGTACAAAAATCTATTAAAGAAGATACTCAACGAAGGAACTGAGAAAAAATCTTCAAGGAATAACATGCCTGAAACTTTATCATGTTTCGGAGATCAGTTTATTTATGATCTATCTGAAAAGTTTCCTATGAATACACTTAAACCTGTATCTTGGAAAGGTGTCGTTTGGGAGTTACTTTGGTTTTTGAGAGGCGATACTAATATAAAATTCCTTGACGACAGAGGTGTTGATTTTATGTGGCACGAGGATGCTTATAATTACTATCAGAAAATAAATGATGACGGAACAATGTCGTTTGAAGATTTCAAAAAACAAGTTAAATATTGGGACGGGAAAAGAAAAACGAGATACAATATAGGCGACTGTGGTAATCAATACGGAAAACTCTGGAGGGATTTTCAAGGCGTTGACCAAATTTGGGATTTAATATCAGGTCTTACTATGAATCCAATGAGCAGAAGGCATTTGGTTACTGCTTTGGACCCTACTCGATATGAAGATATGGCACTGTTTCCACGTCACAACTTTTTTCAGCTTAATGTAAGGGAGTTATCTCTTGAAAAAAGAATGAATATATTCAATCTTGATAGCCGCTTCAATGCTATAGACGAGGATAAGAAAGAATGGTTTCTTGACAATCAAAATATACCTAAGTATTTCCTTGACTGCAAATTCTACCAAAGAAGTGCCGATATGGTTCTTGGCGTTCCTTACAATACAGCATCTTATGCGCTACTTACGCACATAATTGCCAAAATTTGCAACATGATACCTGGAAAGTTAATACATACCTTTGGGGACGCTCATATATATATCAATCATATTGATGCGGCAAAGGAAATGATTCAAAGAGAAGAGTTTAACTTTCCTAAGCTGGAAATAAATCCTGAAATAGATTTCAGCCGACCTTTTGTTTCCCTTGACTGGTTAGTTGAAAGTCTTGATGTATCAGACTTTAAACTCGTCAATTATAGGAATCATCCTAAGTTAAAATCAGAAACAAAATTGAGTACAGGATTAAAGTAGAACTATGAAAACTTATAAAGTAGGGAACTGGGAGGCTTCTCAGTCGAAAAGTTCAGTTGGGTATTGGTATCTGATGTATTCTGGGCATAAAAAGGCTACATATAGCCCAATATCAGATACAGCTTTATTCCAAAGTGTAGTAATAAATACTAATTCACTAAAAGATCTTGATGAGTTAATAAATCTCATAAAGAAAGATTGCTCCTACAAATCCGATACTCCAAAACCATACACTACAAACACAGAAGATGCCATAGTAGAACTCGGGCAGCGTGTACAATCATTAGAATTAGAACTTTCAAAACTAAATTATGATAATAGGAATAGTCGGTAAGGCCGGAAGTGGCAAAGATACAATAGGTAAAATGATTCAATATTACATTGCATCTAAGGAAAGAGTTTTATACTGCGGTGAAAACGATTTTTTGAAAAACTCTTTTGGCTGCTATCATTCAAGCCTAAAAGAATCTGACTTTCAGATAGTAAAATTCAGTTACAAGTTGAAGCAAATGTGCTGCCTTATTACTGGATGTAGCATGGATCAACTTGAAGATGAAAGTTTCAAAAAGTTTCCTTTGCCTCAGTTTTTGCAAAATGATTCAGAAGAAAGAACATACAGATGGCTATTGCAGAAACTTGAAACAGAGGTAAGTAGGAAGATAGATCCTGACATATGGATAAACTCACTTATGAATCATTACGATCATTCAAAAAAATGGGTTATAACTGACGTGAGATTTAAAAACGAGGCCAACGCTATACAATTAAGAAAAGGTATAATAATAAAAGTTATAAGGGATTCTGAACAGGAAATAAATCATGTTTCTGAAACAGAACTTGATTCTATAATACCAAACTTTACAATACACAACAACGATTCGATAGACGAACTGTACGAAAAAGTAAAATCATGTATATCAAATATGAGTGGGCTCCTAAAAGTCTAAAATTTTCTTACACAGAATCGGAATTTGAAAAGGTTCCGGAGTATCTTCATCAATTTTATAAAAAAATATGACAAAAGATTGGGAATCGTTCTTGGATGCTCTCGAAGAAACTAGGCAGGAGGTATCTTGCCTAGCTTCTTGCGATGACGAAGACTTAGATTCTAACATAGACTATTCTCAGTCTATGTTAGAAATCTACAAACATAAAATTAATTCTTTAATTGTAGATTTAGAAAAACCTGTTTTAGAAATGATAGACAGGCATAAAGAAATATACAGAAAAGAAATACAAGATTTGTTCAATTTGGAAAAATCCAAAATGGACAAAAAGGTTAAGGATTTGGCAAGGCAATATATTCTTGACTACAACCCAAACGAACCATCTCTTAGTGTTGCCGGAAACTCTGGGATACCTTACGTTTACAAAAGAAATGTAAAAAGTATGGTAACTGAGTTTTTATTCCAACCACCTTTTATAAAAACAAATCAAAAATACAAAACAGAGATTGTTAACGAAGTTTTCTCTAAATGGAGCTGTTGGCAATTTGTTAAAGATTTCAGAGAAATATTAGATTCAAAAATTATAACACATGGACATAATGGTTAAGACAGAACTTTTTCAAAAAGATACGAAAGGAAACATCAGATTGTGGTCAATTTGGGTTGACGAAACAGATGGTGTAATTTCTATAAAATCAGAGTCTGGAATACTTGGAGGTGCTTTAATTCCAGTTAGCACAATAATAGACAAAGGGCTTGGTTCTAAATCAATTTTAGAACAAGCTACTGCTGATATGCAAACAGAAATAAACAAGAAAATTAAATCTGGTTACGTTTCCGACATATCAAAAGTTAAAGGAAAACATGAAACTTTAACAATAAATAAACCATCTAAGGGATTAGTTTATGATCCTACAGGTAAAAATGGTTATACTCTTGAAAGATGGAAGCCAGGAAAAGAGATAGCTATACAGGTAAAATTGGACGGTTGGAGATTTAGAATATGGACAGATGGGGTTGATTGTATATACTACACAGCCTCCGGTGATGTTACTTTAGGATTTGACCATATAACTGAATCTATACTCAGGTCTTATAATTCTTATAATTGGGTGCATCTTGGGGATCCTATAATTCTTGATGGCGAAATATATAATCACGAGTTAGGTTTTCAGCTTACTGCATCGGCTTGCGGTTCAACAAAGCACGTAACTGAGGAAAAACAAAAACTCAGGGACGCTATGAATTTCTATGTATTTGATTTTATAATACCGGATGGATTTGAAGAAAACTACATGGCAAGATTTGGATTGGTATGTACTTTTAAATCAGACGTAGTTTTAATCCCTGAAACATGGACCACTCATCCAGCTGACTATAAGATAAAAGAACTATTTGAACTTGCACTTTCTAACGGATACGAAGGTCTTATACTAAGAAGATTGGATACTAAATATGAACACAAAAAATCAAAGCAATTCCTAAAATACAAGCCACTTATAGATGAAGAATTTGTTGTTATTGGTTTTGAAAAATCAATAACAGGAGAAACTTTAGGATCTCTTATATGCGATTCTCTTAATGGAGAGTTTTCTACAAACTTAAAAGGCGACATCGGCACAGATAAATACAAGCAATTCATATGGGACAATCAAGAAAGGTTCTTAGGTCAGCTTGTCACTGTTGAATTTTTGGAATATACAGAAGATTGCTTACCTAGACTACCTAGAGCGAAAGGATTTAGGAACAAAATAGACATTTGCTGATTGCAATTTTAACTAAAATTAACAATTGTAGGAAATTAACCGTACCTTTGTACGGTTAATTTAATTATAGGCCGTTAAGCCTTATAAACCGTTGAAAGTCAATGAGTTACGAGCCAAAAAGTAGCCAAATTATAGAAAAAACCACCTGCGGAGCCGACAGAATACTGGTATATTTCAAAAATGGTGAAATCAAAGAGTATAGAGTTCCGATAGAGTTTTTAAAACCTATGGAAGATATAGAGGAAATATACAAAGAGTTCCTATCTTCAGATTGCGACAAATTTTATAATGAAAAGATAAAACAACTACCTTACAAATGGATAAAAAAACAAAGATTTCAATAGGATTTCTATTTTCTGAAAACAGACAATCGGTTGCTTTGATGCCTAGAATTTTTGATAAGAAATTACTTCTTACAGGAATAGGAGGTCACGTAGAAGATGACGAGAATTTCTTAGATGCTATGACTAGGGAGTTCTACGAAGAAACATCTGTATTAATATCTGACTTTATGCCGTTCTTTGAGTTTGAAGATCAATATCTTCATATTCAATTTTTCAAGGCGTTTTCAGGATATATAAATAAGGTAAAAAGCGCAGAGGGAGAATCGGCAAATGGTGATTCTAATGTTCTTACTTACTCTGTAGAAAATTTACATTTATTACAAACACATCCAAATATACAATGGTTGATACCTATGGCTTTGGATGAAGTAAAAGCGAAAACATGGATTGTAGAATAAGACTAAAAGAAACAATAGAATCAGATATATTCGGCCAGTGGAAAGGCGAGTATCTTGGTGAGTCAACAGAAATATATGCTGCCGGAACTTACGGAGGCATGATAAGGTGTAAATTATTAAAAGGTGATACTGTTACAGTATGCTTGAGGCCAGTTAAAAACGCACCTACCATACAGGAGTTTGATTGCGTTTGCATAACTAGTATATACGCATTAAATCCATTGAGAGGTGTTGTTTTAACTGTAATAAAATTATTATGATAGAAAAACTAATTGAAGAGTACAACGAGTGGGCTAAATCAAAATTTCCATATTCTACTGCTAAATCATCTTTAAAAGGATTGATAAGAGAATGCGAAGAGGTTCAAGAGGAATTATGTATAATTGATGGAAATATAGAATCTCTATCAATTGAATATGTAGACTGTTTGATGTATCTTCTTGACTCAATGAGAAGAGCTGGAGTAAGTCAAGATTTATTTTGGAGATCTTTTGAGAAAAAATTAAACATAAACAAAAATAGAGATTGGAATCAAAACGAAGATAAAACTTACTCTCATATAAAATGAAAAAGAAAATCTACATAGCCGGAAAAATCACCGGAGAGTGCGAAACTCCTGAACTACTAGATAAGTGTATTGAAAAGTTCAATAAGTACGCTGAAAGTATTTTACCATCAAATCCTGAAAGGATAGGTATATATCTTACATCAGAAGATGTAGCAACTACTCATGGCTTCCTTATAAACCAGCATCTTATTCCAAATGGAACATGGGAGCAATACATGAAAAACGATCTTACAGTAATGTTAACCTGTAGTGAGGTTCATTTTCTTAATGATTGGAAATATTCTACAGGCGCAAAGATCGAACATGACCTCGCTGAAAAACTAAGGATAAAGATTGTTTATCAGTAGTACAACAAAAAACCCACAACTTTTAAAGTTGTGGGTTTTTTGTTATGCGTAAACCGGATTGTTTAACAGTCGTGATATTTGACTTTCTCCCCAGTCTTTATCTTCTGACGTTTTAAATCCACCGTTAATAAGTTCTTTTTTTATTTGCTTCAATGTCTTGCCTGACTCTCGCATGGTTTTTGCAAACCAGTATGTTTGTTTGTTAACTATTGAAGCTGCTATCTTTTTTGTTTCAGCACCTTTTTGCCTACCTTCATTGCTAAAGTTTTCAGGATTTCCCATTTTTTCGCCCCTATTCCTTTTAACAACAAATCCGGCCTTAATTCGATCTGAAATTCTTTTGGCCTCATCTTCTGCTACCAGTGCCATAATACCAATAACCAACTTTGTTGCTGATGGCATATCGGCAAATATAAAATCAACACCTGATGAATCTATTAAAGAAAATATATATGCAGCATTGCGGCCTAACCTATCTACTTTAGCTACAACTAAAATTGCACCTATAGATTTAGCATATACTATTGCAGCTTTAAGCTGTGGTCTTTCGTTGTTTGTTCCTGATTCTATTTCGGTGTACTCGGCTATTGGATTATAAGAAGATACCAATCCTTTTTGAGCCTCTATTGAAAATGAATCCAATAGTTGTTTTTTAGTTTTTGATCCGCCTGGGGATTTACGATAGTAAGCTACGTAATTCATATAAAAATCTTTTTGGTAAATAAATATTTTCCACATTGATAGCGTCAATAAATAATGGTGCTATATCTTTAGGTTCATACCTTGATAATCCACATCCTATTTCTGTAACTAAAAATGTTCTATAGTCTTGTTTGGCAAATTCTATAAATCTATCAACATGAACCTTTATTTCACTTGTTGAAAGTATTTGCTTCATGGTATATCCTTTTGTTGGTATCCCATAAGACTTACCTTGTATCCCAGATGCCTGACCGTATATTGCTCCGAATTTAATCATAGCAGTTTTAGCTGCTCCTGCTCCATGCCTACCTAACAGATTAGATCCAAATACAAATATTTCATTTTTTTCTAATTTATACACTATGTCGGGAGTCGTTCTATTTGTCATTTTAAGGCGGTAAATTTAAGGCCAAAAATTAGCCGACTAATAATACCAGTCCTACCTTTAACTGGCTGGTTTGCTTTCCTATTGCGCACCTGAAGCATTACGGAGAGGTAATACTCATGCCTCTTTTGTCGTTTTGTCATATTATAAACTTCTTATAATTGTTTGTATTTATAGATAATCCATTGTTTAAAATCCAGTTGCAGAAAAGATAACAAGTATATAAATCATAAGCAACACAAACTGGAGTATAAGGGCAATCATCGTTAAAAAGTATTATTAGTTCCTTTTGAGATTCTGATAACTTGCCTCCTTCTATCTTTAGTTCAAGTTTATATAATATTCCGGCATTAAGTATCAACCAGTCCATTATACCTGATTTTAATCCTTTGGCTTTTGATTGAGATCCTTCTATCAACTGACGTTTCTTTAGTTCGTCATCAGTTTCAACTCTCCAGTTTGAAAAATCAGAATCTGGTCTATTCTTATCCTTCTTAACAGCTATCCTTCTTATCCAGTGTTCGTTTTGGGTATGCCAAAATTTCCCTCTAAGCTGAGGGAAATTTTGAGATATCATTAAGTTTACTGCTACCTGAAACTGGTCCTCGGTTTTGAATGTAGCTGATTTTATTTTTTCAATTGTCATCACTCAGTCTTTTAATATTAAAAATACGCATATATCTATATAGTGTTGAACTGCCTATACAGAGTTTTTCTGCTATCTTGTCTAGTGTATCCTCAGGGAACTTTTCAAAAGCCTCTACTATCGTATTTTTATACATAGTGGCTAGATTAAATTCACAATCGTTTACTATTAATGTTATGTTTTTCATTACAAAAGACTTAGATATTTTTTACTAACAATTGAGTTTCCTCTTCATTCTCATCGTATCCGCCACAATAGAAGTTAAACTTTTCAGATTTTAAATATTCTACAGGAGTTTCCTCTAACTTAAACTGACCTTCAAATCCAAAACAAGAACAATGAGATCCGTACATAGTTTGATAAGTCCCATCTTCATCTAAAAATAGGAAAAATGACGAAGAGTCACATCCGTAATCTCCTACAGATTCGTATGCTATCAAAACTTTCATTTTACTCAAAGTTTTCATTACAGACAAATCTAGTTTACATCCATATTCTTCTCCGTAATTTGTAGCTATATGTATTTTTATTTGCTCTTCTGATTTTCCTTTCAAATCACCAAGTGATAATAGTTCTTTTTTCATATACCAAAGTTGTTCTATCCAAAAATCCGCTCCTATGAAGGTAGCGGATCTTCTATTAATATTATTTCTGATGTTGCGATTCCGGTTGTTTCGTTGTTTGATATTTTACAGTATCCTAATCTAGGTTTAAATTTGGTTGCACTTGCATCACACATTTCTTTTGAAAAACAAGCACTTCCGACATCACCATTTTTTATATAAATTTATCCATCTTTCGACAATATTTTCATCCACTTCTATATAAAGATTAGCAAGATGAGGACTCTTTTTTATTGAAAAATGTCCACTACCTGTCAGTGATATAACTTCAATACCATAAAGAACAAATAAACGGGAATCCCATCCAGCCTTCTCAAAATAGTAAGCATCTTTCGGCCTGTCACCATTTTCAAAAACTAAACAGTTTATATCTCTGTTCTGCTTGTCCCATTCGCTGATGGAAAATTCAATTCTTTTCTTTTTCATTTTAAATCCTCTTTTAATTTTTCAGATGCTTGTGTAATTGCTTCCAGTAACATGCGCAATGCAGCTTTGCAGGCTAATTCAGGACTTATCTCTTTGTTGCTGAATACCCGTGTAGTATCAAAGAATTTGAATTTTACATGGTCCTCTATGTTCCACTTATACACTGTTAATTCAATGCCATACACGTTAGCTACATACTTGTAAGTATCCCTTACTGTATCTGTTTTACTGTAGTCTATTTTGTTGGTAAATTCTATACTACCTATTGTTATTCTATCAGGTGACATAATTTCCTATTTTGGTTGGTTATTTTTTTTAAAAAGACGGCTATACAGTTTTCGCCCGCTTGTACCAGTGGGCAGCAGCTTTGAGTAGTTTGGCTTTTATTTGCTGACATTCATCAAATGAGTACGCTGAAACAATCAGCCTGTCCACCTGCAAATGCTTAACTCTGGTTTTATCCACTGAGATTAGCGCAAAGTGCGGGCGTATGCAGATAATATATTCCTTCCGTTCTTGTTCAGGGTGCAACGGATTTGACCCGATAATGAATGAGTATGCCATAGTTTTGTTTTTAAAAAGACCGTTATTGTTATTTGGTTAGGTTTAGATTTTGGCATCTCTGATACTCATTAGTATAGTGTACATAGATACGCCTTGCCTGTAGTATTTTGAGCATGTGTTTGCAGCTTAAAATATTTCCTACATCTACTATCCTTGCTTTATTCATGGCGTTAAAGTACTTCTCAGCCTGTTTATAAGCAAAATGTGTTCGGGTGTGTACTTCTTTCCTAACCTTCATAACCACCAATTTTTGCCACCGATAGCCGCCTGAATTAACAGTGCGGCTTAGTGTGGTGGTGTTAATGATTTTTTTTGAAAAGACGGGTGTTAATTTACCCCAAATACTTTTTACGTTCTTCCATCATGGCAGCCGATTGATGGTAACTTTCACTTGCAATTTGCCCAAGTGTTAGGTCGTCACCTCTTTTGCTTGCTGCCAACACTTGCATATTTAATCCGGCAAAGTAATCGAGCAATGTCATTCCTGGTTCTAAATGCCACACTTCTTTGCCGTCCGCATATCCAAATTCGTTTGTTGGAAATGCCGGTTCGTTGTATTTGTTTTTCTGTTCCATAATCTTATGTGATTGTTATGTGATAAATGTTATTTTGGTTGGTTAGCCGCTTCGTGCGCCTGGATTTTGGTGCAAATGTCGTGAAGGTCCGGGAGATGCTTTATAGGCATATACTGCACACTGCAACATAAATTGTAGTACATTGCAGCATTTACATTATTACTGATA